ACCATCGATGAGATTCGTTAAAAACTAATAAGTTTCAGCATATCATATATTAGTAAAGGTTGTGTGACTAGAAGCATCTACCTCCACATGAGGATGAAGGTATATGCTTCCAAATAAAAAAGAAAACCGTTAAAAACGGTTTTAATGTTCAGAATTTCGGGTATAATCGAATTGTAAAGTCTTTTGGATCAGTCGACTCGAGGGAACGTCGATAAGTCACCTTTTCAAGCACGGATTTGAGAAGGTGATTTTTCTTTTCCGCATCATCTGTACATAAATAGGTATCAATCACGTATTCTACTTGTTTGACATAGGAGTGCAGGTCTTTGTTTAGGTTTTCTTTTTCCTTCTTCATTTGTTCTTCAATCGTGTAAATTTCTTGCTGCTTTTCACGAATCCGGTCAGCTATACGCTGCTGGCGACTCATAAATGTATGAATATCATAGACTCCTTGTTCTAGTAAATCGTGAAGATTTTCCTTTTGTTTTTCAAGGCTTTGTAATTCTTTTTGTTTTTCTTTGAGGATTCGCTCCCAATTTTGTGTGAGAGTTCGCTGTTGCTTTTTTTGTTTAGCAGCGATATTTAAGTGTTTTAATAGTTCGCGCATTCCTTCAACCACCGCTTCTTCAACATACTCCATCTTTGCAGACTTTTGTACTTTGTTAGCCCGGCATTCCATCGAGATACAACGGTAATAACAATGTACCCCATGATTTCGCTTTCTTGCGTAATTCCGTTCCATCGTGTGGCCGCATACTTCACACTTTAATAATCCTGCTAAAGGATTGACAAGGCTTTTAGTTTGATTTTTTGGCGGTCTGTAACGGTTTGACATAATCCGTTGGGCACTTTCAAATATCTCACGTGACACTAGCGGAGCATGAGCATCTTTAGCGACGATAAGGGCGTTTTTGTCGGTGTATGTACGGGAAGTCTTGCCGTTCCCTTTTTTAAGTACAGACTTACGATAAACAATATCTCCCGCATAGGCTTCTCGCTTCAGGATCTTCATGACGCCATTATCTGTCCATCTTGACCCTCCAGGAGAAGGGATATTCAGTTGATTCAGATGTTCAGAAATCTCCGCACGTAGTTTTCCTTGATTGACAAACATATCAAAAATGAGTTGCACAATCCACGCGGTGTTCTCATCGGGGACGAGTTTTAGATTCTTATCTTTTTTATACCCATAGGGTGGTTTTGTCCCAATAAATTTGCCTTCTCGAGCACTTTGGTTCCGACCCCGAATCAGTCTCTTATTGATTTGTTTTAACTCTTCTCGAGCAATCAAAGATTTGATGCTGAACGTTAATTCTTGTGACTCGTCAGATGGATCAATGACTTCTAAAGGGGTAATGATGAGAGTCTCGGTGTATTTTAAAATACGGTAAATCGTTCCCTGATCAGCCATGTCTCCACGACCTAAACGATCCAAATCCATTACCAATACCGCATCAACCGGCTGATGCTGTAAATCTCGCAACATTTCTTGCATTTTGGGGCGCTGATCCAAGTACTCACCAGACACCACTTCTTCATAGACTCCGATAATCGTATGTTTTTCATCTTTGGCAAGGTTGAATAGTTGTTTCCGGTGCCGCTCTAATGTGTCAAAAGTCCTACCTTGTGTCGCTGCTTTTTGTTCTTCTTCAATATCACGTCGGCTTTTTCGAAGATAGATAAATACGTTTAATCCCTGTGGTCTCATGGTTTCACCTCACTATACAAAATTGTAAAGTGTGAGTGGAGGATAAACAATAAAAAGAGGTTAATTAAATAACCTCTTTTAACGTAGTAGCTCCTTTGAGAACATAGGATGGTCCTGTTCCAACAATAATGATATCCCCGAGTATCAGACGAACACCCTTTTCGAACTTATCGGAATAGATAACCTGCATAAGAACTTCCCCCTCATTCTCGAAAAAACGAACATATGTTTCTGTTTTTTTATACTGTTATTATATAACTATTTTACTATGTATTTCTAGAGGGAGGTGAAAAGCAGGGTGCGGTAGATTTCGATATTTTTCAACAAATTTTGACACTATAATTTATTCCTTAATTCAGTAATTGCCTCTATATATTTTCTAATTTTATCTGGGGTCAATTCTTTCTCCTTCATTTCTTTGGCGAAAAATATCCACTCAACACCTATCTCCTTTAATTCAGATGGAACAGGTTGTGATTCCCCGAATAAATCAGCTAAGGTCGCGCCGTATAATTCCACCAATTGCTTTAACACTTTGATAGATGGGAGACTGCCTTTTTCAATTTTGCTAATATAACTGTAATCCATTCCTAAACTTTCGCCAACAAAGCGCATAGTATACCCTTTCTTTTCGCGTAACTCCTTCAATTTTTCGCCTATTTCTTTTTCGAAATCCTTTGGCAATCAATTCACCCCCGATCCTTTCTTCATATTACACTTTTATAATTTACTAAAAGATATTACAAATTGTATTATACAGGGTTAGTGGAATAAGATTCAAAAGGAAATTAAGGAAATATGATAATACATATTTACGAAAAAAAATCAAAAAATAATGTTGACCAATAATCAACAAATGTGATAAGATGCAATTGAGGTTGAAGTTGAAAAAAAATCAACAAATACAAATGAAAGGAGATGATTAGATGGATGGAAAACTGCGTCAATTCCGTGAGAAAAAGCAGATATCTCAAGCGGAATTGGCTAGGCGGCTTGGTGTTGACCGATCGACCATTAATAAGATTGAAAATGGAAAAACCAAACCAAGTATCGCGTTATTGGAGCGAATTGCTGCGGAACTCGATGTGTCAATCCGAGATTTTTTTTAACGAATTGTTGAAATATAGTCAATGAATACAATTCAACAAAACCAAGAGGGTTGTCATGAGTTGTCCCTTGTATATGTTGTACAAAGGGGGGGAGTGCTGTGAATCAAGAAATTCCATCTAAGACCATTTATCACGGCAAAACAAAAATCATCATTCATTCTCATCTAATGGGAATGACGGATGAAGAGCAAAAACAGTGGTTTGAAGAGCAGTGGGAAAAAGGAAATCCCATTATCCATGAAATTGTAGATGCAGCATGGAGGTGTCTAGAAGATTAAAGAAGTGAGGTGGGAACTTGGAAAACCTAATCCGTTTCCGTATCGACCTTGTCAAAAATCGAATACAAGGTCTTGAAAAAGAGTGTCGATCAGCTACATGTCCAGAACACAAGGCATTTATTCGAGGTAGGTTGATCGGTGCAAAATCCGAACTCAATACCCTCGAAGATATGCTTAGGGGTTGGGAAGAAGTTCAAAAATTTGGGGAAGCAATTCCATATTAAAAAGGAGGAGATCGCATGAAACTTTATGAGTTAGCCCAAAATTACGCCTACTTGATGGAAACGGCAGAGGAAATGGAATCAGATGCATTGGTTGATACGCTGGAATCTTTACAGGATGAAATCGAGGAAAAAGCGGAGAATATCGCTAAGTTTATTCGGAATCTTGAAGCCGATGCCAAAATTATCAAAGAAGAAGAACAACGTCTAGCAGATCGCAGACGCTCTATTGAAAACAAAGTCATCCGGTTAAAGGAATACTTACAAGAACAATTGGAGGTGGCTGGATTGCAAAAAGTGAAGCGGCCAACTATCACGGTTGCAATCCAGAACAATCCACCTAGCGTAGAAATCGCCGATGAAAATTTAATTCCATCAGAGTTTATGATACCACAAGCACCAAAAATTGATAAGAAGGCAATCCTGGAACGATTGAAAAATGGTGAGGAAATCAGTGGTTGTGTACTGAAACAAACGAAGGGGGTACGGATACGATGAAACGTTCGGAAAGTATTGCTAATATCGCAGCGGCCCTTTGTAAATTCCAGGCGGAATGTCCGGCACCAAAGAAAACTGCAGAAAACCCGCATTTCAAAAGTAAATATTCACCGCTTGAAGAAATCATCAGCACGATCAAACCACACCTTTCAAAAAATGGACTCTCTTTCTTCCAATCCACGACCACCGAGGGAGACAACATTTGCGTGACCACGCTTGTTCTTCACTCTAGCGGTGAGTATATCGAATCCGAACCGTTGAAACTCCCAATGGGGAAAATTACCGCACAGGGCGCAGGAAGTGCGGTCACATATGCAAGACGTTATAGCTTATGTGCGGCGTTAGGGATAGCGGCAGAAGAAGATGATGATGGAAATGCCGCCACTGAGCAACCAAAAGCAAGTGACAAACAACTCAATTACATTGATTCTCTTCTCAGTAAAAAGGTGTCGGAAAAATTCACAAAAGAAGCATTGTATCAACATCTTAAACAACAACTCGGCACAGACAAAGAAATAGAGCATTGGACCGCAACCGAAGCGAGTCGAGCGATTGAAATTCTGACAGGGAGACAAAAGCAAGGGGCGTAATGCTCCTTGCGTTATAGGAGTGAGGGAAATGGAGAAGAAATCGATGGATGAATTAATTGAGGAACTTGGTTGGTGGTGGTTTCCTTACTTGATTTTCGGCCTTATATTCGTGTTCCCAATGATAATTGCGGGGTGGATGGAATGATGGTGGTACTCAAGCGGTATCGGTTGAAAGAAATTGTACGAGCGGTGCAGGAACACGAAAAGAAAGGGTTTGAATGTATCACTCCTATTCGGAAAGTGTATGACCGAAAAAAGGTGTGGAACTACAACCGAAGCAACAATGATTTTCTAGACTTTGGCGGTGTACAGGAACGTGAATTTTATTTCGTGAGAATGAGGAAGGTGGCGGAGTGATTATCTTCTACTGCCCGACATGTGGTTGGGAAGAATGGGGAATCAAACCGATTATCAAAATTTGCTGCGGTTGCTATGTAGAACATAAGGAAGAGGAGGGAGAGAAATGAAATGCCCAAACTGCAACGGGAAAACGTGCGTCAAAAATTCTCGCACCTTTGGCAAATTAGTCACACGCCAACGTACCTGCCTAAGTTGCGGCACACGATTTGTCACACACGAAGAATTTTCTCACTTTTGTGAAAGAGAACGGTATCCGTTTGATGAAGAAATGTTTGAACAGTATTTCATGCGTATGTAAGGGAAGGAGAACGCGGTATGAAACAAGTGCTCGATAAAGGTTATGTTCGTTTAGTTGATGTGATGGGGTCAGACTTGACGGTGGTAAATTCCGCAAGGGTTAGCTACAACAAGGCAAAAACGGAACTAGACGAAAAGGATATTCGACTTATCAAATTTTTGGCTCGTGAAGGGCATACCAGTCCGTTTCGACACGCAACTTTACAGTTCGAAATTTATGCACCGTTAATGGTCGCTCGCCAATGGTGGAAATACGTAGTGGGTAGCGATCATGTAATGGATGCGTGGAATGAATCATCCAGACGCTATATTACAGAAGAACCGGCGTTTTATATTCCGAAAGCAGATCAATGGAGAAGCGCGCCACAAAACTCCAAACAAGGAAGCGGTGAACCGCTTTCTAGTATGATAGGTGAATGGTTTAATCAAGAACTTGAAAAGCACATTCAAACTGGCCAGAAGCTATATGAAGAAGCGTTGAAAATAGGGATTGCAGCGGAACAAGCCCGCCTATTCTTACCGGCCTACGGCATGTATGTCAGATGGTATTGGACAGCTTCCTTACAAAGCGTGGCACATTTTCTAAATCAGCGGTTGGAACACGATGCTCAAAAGGAAATTCAGGAGTATGCCATAGCGGTGTATGAGTTAGCTATTGAGAAGTTCCCTGTTTCGTTAGGGGAGTTGTTAAGACTTTAAAAGAGAAGAGCAATTCGTTTAAAAGGGGGAAATATTGAATGAGTCAGTTACCACAAGTTTTCACTTATGGTGAAACACAGGTCAGAACCGTTGTTCAAGATGGGGAAGTCTGGTTTGTTGCGAAAGATGTGTGTGATGTTCTTGAGATAACGAATCCGACGATGGCACTTCAAAGATTAGATGAAGATGAACGGTCTAAATTCAATTTAGGTCGTCAAGGTGAAACCAATGTTGTGAACGAAGCTGGTCTTTACAGTTTGATTTTAGGCAGCAGAAAACCGGAAGCCAAACAATTCAAGCGATGGGTGACGCATGAGGTATTACCTTCCATTCGTAAACATGGCGCATACATGACCGATGAAGTGTTAGAGCGTTCCATTCAAGACCCGGATTATATGATTGGTCTTTTAACCGCGCTAAAACAGGAGAGACAAAAGTGGTTAGAAGCAGAAAAAACGGTCAATATTCTCATGCATGTCAACAAGACCTATACCGCTACTGAGATCGCTAAAGAATTAGGATTCAAATCCGCTCAACAACTCAACAAAGACTTAGAGAAGCGCAAAATTCAATATAATCAAAACGGTACATGGGTGTTATTCAGCAAATATGCAGATAAAGGATATGTAGAGATTAAGCAAGAGGTGCTGGATAACGGAAAAGTAATTTATCATCGCAGATTCACACAGAGCGGTCGAGAGTTTTTGCTCAAACTGTATGGGGTCCAGGAAAGCGAGACCGCATAAAAAAGCCTGATGCGCCAACATCGGACCAAATATAAATAAAAAATGAGTCGTGTTAATTATAACACAGATAGAGAGGGTGAAAACAATGGCTAACTACCGTCATGTACACACATCTTTTTGGCAGGATGCTAAGGTACTTGAAGAGATGACGCCGGAAGATAAATATTTTTACCTTTATCTCTTAACGAATCCGAACACTACACAAATCGGTGTGTACCAGATTACCAAAAAACAAATGGCTTTTGATTTAGGTTACTCGGTTGAATCGGTCAATAGTCTAATGCAGCGGTTTGAAACGGTTCACAATTTGATTCGATATAATCCAGAAACCAGAGAAATCGCTCTTCTGAATTGGGGGAAATACAATCTTAATAAGGCCGGAAAACCTGTTCTGGATTGCATCAATAAAGAGTTACAGGGTGTTAAGGATATATCGCTGCTTAAATTGATTGCTGAAAAAATTCCAAACGAAGAAGTACTCAAGTTATTTTCACGATACGTTGACGACACGTATAACGACACGTTAGACGATACGTCAACGACACGTACCACGCCAAGTGGGGAAAAAGAAAAACAAAAAGAAAAAGAAAAACAAAAAGAAAAAGATAATATACCTTTTGTCGACGTGGTCGACTATCTCAATTCCAAGGCTAATACCAATTATCGGCATACATCTAAAAAGACACAACAACTCATTAAAGCACGCTGGAACGAAGGTTTTCGTCTTGATGATTTTAAAACAGTGATAGATAAAAAAGTCACTGAATGGCTCAATGATCCGAAAATGAATAAATATTTACGGCCGGAAACCTTGTTTGGTACGAAGTTTGAATCCTATCTCAACCAAAAAGGCGGTGCGAATCATGCAAGCAGTCCGTACTCTGATCTCTTCTAGGTTACAGATCGTTGGGACACGGGTTTGTGAAGGTTGTGGGAGTGAGGTCAACATCATCAAAACGGTATTCAGCGGTGAGGAACGGGAAATTAGTTATTGCTTGCGGTGCGAGGATAAAAAGATTCAAAAGGAGTGCAGTGATTACTACCAAGCGAGAGAGAAGCGCAAAGCGGAAATGATTTTTGAACGGTTTAGCTTTATTTCTGATGATTTGAAGTACGCAAACTTTAGTAATTACATTCCCGATCATCCAAGCAAAGAGGAAGCTAAAAAGAAAGCGCAATGGTATGCAGAGAATTTCCCTCACATCTTGAACAGAGAATGGGATTGGCAGTCACTTCTCTTTCAAGGTAGCTACGGTTTAGGAAAATCTCACTTAGCATACAGCATTGCGCAGTATGTAAAAAAACTCGGTTACGTTGTGATATTCCTAGATTCACCAAGTTTGCTGCGGGTTATACGCGAAAGTTACGACAAAGACAGTAAGTTTACGGAATCGGAAATCTTAGAAGCGTGTTACAATTCCGACTTATTGATATTAGATGACATAGGTGCAGAATATGTGAAAAGTGAAAACGGCTCCGAAAGTTGGGCGACTGATAAATTGTTCCAAGTCATCTATTCGCGAATGGGAAAACCTACGATTTACACTACGAATTATACGGCGGATGAATTGGTGAAAAAATACGGTCAACATGGAGGTCGCATTGTTTCGCGGATGATGAAAGGAACAAAGGTTGTGAAGTTTGACGGGAAAGATTATCGCTTAAAAGGATTCTAACACGAAAGTAGGTGGCGTAGATGTGCATGAAATGTAACGATACCGGTCGGGTATATACCGAAGTCATGAGGGGAGTGTATTCCTTCTCCCCTTGTACCTGCCATCATACTATGCAAGCAAGACAAGATTTAGAACAAGAACTTGCGGAAGTTCGAAAAAGGCTGGCGATGTTACGTGCTCAACAAACAGATTAATTTACTCAATGTGGGACAATGGTTAACCTATATTGCGCTTGAAGATATGAATTTTCTTTGGTCGCATAACCAAGTCCGCGAATTTGATGAACTATGGAAGAGAGGGTATTCCATTCGTTATATAGCGGAATATTTTCACCGAAAACCGATAGAAGTTTTGCTTCTTGCGTTAGACCGAGCGGAAAAAGGGAAGATCGAGGAACGGAAAAACGGAATTTGGGGAGAAATAGACTGAGGTTTGTAGTAGACATATATAGCGTAACAAAGGAAGGGGATAGTCTTGTTTCTTAAGCAAATGAATGACCTAAAGAAAATAGCAAGAAATATGAAGAAACAAGGGAAATCGGATGAACAAATTAAAAAAGCAATTAATTTATATCTTGTAACAAGCAAAAAGAAAATTAATCCTAATGGTGACTTAGATGTAGTTTGATTAATACACAGTACGAAGATAAAACGCAATATGGGGGAGATGAACATGAAACGAGTGGGGAAAGTAATCGTTCTCCGTCCAAGGCAGCAGGACAAATGGGATGTACTACGATACATTCAGCTAGCGGAAGGTAACGTCACGATGGAAGAACTGAATCAACATTTTGAAGATGTTTACGATGAGGAAATTGGTGAAGCAGTGATTGAATATCTCGCCGCTCGCCGTTCTCGAGTGGTGATTCAATGAATCTTTCAAAAGAATGGAATCCTGTACCGAAGCCGGTAAAAGAACGAAAGGAAAAGCTACGCCCGAAGATACATGAGAAGCGTCCGAAGAAGAATCGAAAGAAGATAGAAGTATACAAGGGTCGTGTGATCCCGAAAGCAAAAGACCGTACGAAAATCAGCAAGACCAACTACCACCGTATGATCGAGGAATTCGGATACCGCTGCTTGATTTGCGGAAAGACACCAATTGAAGCTCACCACATTGTTTTTCGTAGTCAGCTAGGTTCGGGGAATTGGAGAAACCTAGCACCTCTTTGTCAAATGCATCATAGAAAAGCCCACCAGGATAGAAACTTTGCTGAATACTTACGCCAGGAGCGAGCAGAACGATTTGGACCGCACTTTTGGAAAGACAAATATAGGCTCTTTAAAGAGGGATTGATTCTGAATACAACGGATTCGTCCTTTGAACAATTCATGAAGGAGGAAGAAAAACGTGGATTGGCTCGAATGGCAGAAAAAAGTGATAATCGAGGAATATGTGGAGGGGGAGAAAAATGAAACGGTACGTAGTGGAGAAAACAACCAAAACGCCGGATGGAGAAAATCTAAAGGTCGTTGAGGTGCTGGATAGCAAACCAAAGAATTTTTCTTATATCGTGTTTATTGGAAAATAGTCAATAATTCACCAATATACAATTGTAGTCTATTTGAATGGGAACAAAAAAGCGAACAGGGGGATTTGCCATGATAAATCGAGTGATTCTAGTAGGAAGATTAACTGCTGATCCTACCTTACGATACACACCTAATGGAGTAGCGGTTGCAACCTTTACATTAGCGGTCAACCGACCGTTTGCTAATCAACAAGGGGAACGTGAAGCGGATTTTATTAACGTTCAAGTATGGCGTAAGCCGGCTGAGAACGTAGCGAATTATTTGCGAAAAGGAAATCTTGCTGGAGTAGATGGGAGATTGCAGACACGAAGCTATGAAGGACAAAACGGAAGGGTATATGTAACGGAAGTAGTCGCTGATTCGGTACAGTTTTTAGAGCCGAAGGGGAAAGGTAACGGAACACCAAACAACACGCCTACATACCAAAATCAAGTGTCTGCTGATCCGTTTAAAGGGGAGGGGACGTCAATTGACATATCCGATGACGACTTGCCGTTCTAACTTTCACTATGAAAAAGCGACGAAACAACAGCTACTTACGATTGCATTATATGAAAATTGCCCGATGAGCCTCAAATACGAGGCTTGTCGGGAACTGCAAAAGAGAGGGCGGAACAATGGACAAAACAAAATTTAATTTGAGTAGATATGATCATCAGTTAGTAGCGGGCATTTTAACAATATTAGTTGAGGATTTTGGATATAGCCCACATGAAGTATTTGAGTTACTTGAAGATGTAAAGAATCAGATGTGGCACGCGCTAAACGAACTCAAGAACGAGAAGGCGAGAAAATGAACAAAGAGTATTGGCGTGGATTCCGTGACGGTCAGGAGCATGAGCGAAAGAAGGCGGCGCAGGTGTTGGCTTGCTACATAGAGTCATTGCGAGGCGTGAAGGGAATCGGCCCTGCGCTGTATCAAAGGATTGTGGAACATATCAATAAGGTGGATGTGAGAAAGGGGAAGGAAAAGTGAATTTTAACGAATATCAACAAGCAACTGATCGAACTTCTCCAGCATTTGATGATGAGATCGGTTGTATGGTCAATTTTGCAATGGGATTGAGTGGAGAAGCTGGGGAAATAACTGATTACGTGAAAAAAGTGGTGTTTCAAGGTCATTCACTAGAAAAAGAAAGAATTGCTGAAGAACTAGGTGACTTACTTTGGTATGTTGCAAGAATGTCAAGTTTATTGGGATATGACTTAAGCAAAATCGCGCAAATGAACATTAAAAAACTCGAAAAGCGCTATCCAGAAGGTTTTAGTGTAGAAGCGAGCGTGAACCGAAGCGAATGAAAAACCACATCATCTTCTTTAGCGGAGGAAAATCGAGTTTTTCAGTGGCGGATTTTGTGAAAACGAATTATCCAAACGACAATATCGTTTTGTATTTCACCGATACGCTCTGGGAAGATGAGGATTTATATCGGTTCATTCATGAAGCGTCAGACAAACTCCAATTACCACTATTAACGCATAGTATGGGCATCAATCCAATACAGTTAATGTTCCAGCAAAAAGTTTTGTTCAACAGTCGAATAGGGAACTGCTCCAAGATACTGAAAATGAAAGTGGCATCGGATTTTCTAAAGAAAGGGAAAAAGCCAAAGATTGAAAAATGGTATAACAGGCAACATCTCAAGCAGGAAGATTTTATTTCACACGCAACTTTATACTTTGGAATCAGCTTTGACGAAATGCATAGACAAGACGCCATCGTGAGGAATTGGCAACCATTTAGAGTAGAAATGCCGCTGATTGATAACATAGTAGATAATAACGAGATTTTACGGAAATACAACATCAGACAACCGAGACTATACGATTTAGGATTCTCTCATAACAACTGCAAAGGACGTTGCGTAAAAGCAGGACAAGGGCATTTCCGTAATTTAAAGGAGAAAATGCCGCATGTGTTTCAAAAACTCATGGAACAAGAGCATCACATGAAAGTATATGTGTCCAGCTATCACTACATTAAGAGTTTGGATTTAGACGATGAGGTAAAAGAAATTTACCTATACGAACTAGATAAAGCCTATGAGGATTACTTCAATGGAAAAGCAGAAAAACCAAACCCATACGTTCCTCCTAACTTGCATTTGAAACAATACAGCTTCATGAAAAAGAGTGGGAACGGAGAGGTAAGGCCTTATCCAATACGAGATTTACATTACGATGTAGAACGTGAGGGCACACAAATTGATCTGTTTGATATTGGCGGTTGTGGTTGTTTTGTAGAGTTTTAGGAAGGGGATAGTATGCAAGAAAAAATCCAGCACATGATACGGGAACAAGAACAGCAGATTGAGAAGCTGCTAGAAACGAAGAGAAGCACGAACCCAGAGGATATTCTCTATGCGATATGTGAGGTTGTAATTTTACAAAAACAAACCTTCATAAAGGAGTTGAGGGCTTTACTATGAATCAAAAAGAACGAGAACACTTAATCGAATGGCTAGCTGTATGGACTAGTTACCATCGGGATTACTTCAAAAATTGGACCGATGAACAGCTAGTAAACTTCTATAACGAACAGATGGCGAAGTGGTCATCATGAGCGGCAAAAAATCACGAAGCAAAGGGCAGCGCAGGGAAAGGGAGTTTGCGAAAGCGATTGAGGGTATTCGCATTCCCCTTTCCGGGGCGCAGAAAGGTTTTGGGAATGATGTGGAGGGATTAGGTCTCAAGTGGGAAGTCAAATCGAGGAAAGATGGTTTTCAGACGCTCTACAAGTGGCTTGAAGATGAACGGGAGAAGCCGGATGCGTTGGCACTGAAAGCAGATCGGAAGGATTGGCTTGTTGTGTTGAAGCTCGATAGATTCATCGAATTGATGGGAGGAAAAGAAAATGGTGCAAATTAGCTTTGAAGTAGCGATGAAATACTTAAAAGAAGGCGGTAGGGTGTATGTGGAATACAATGGCAAGAAACATGAGGTGGTAACGCCCGATGGTATCGTAAGTTTTCCGTTAGAGTTGACTAAAGGTCTTTGGTTTATTGGCGATTAATCCGAAAGGGGCTGGTGCTATGATTTTTGTTTTACGTCATCCAGCAACACAGAGAGAACTCAAGACAGAGGATGAACTCAAGGCGAAGTATCTACAAGAAATCGGCTACAAACTTGTGAATCAGTATGATGAAAAGTCGGTAAGCAAGTATAAGGGGTGAGGGGATGAACAAGGTTGAAAAACTCACCGAACTCTACAAAAAGGCGGCTTCTCTAAACGAGGAGCTGCCGGCTCAACTCATCGAGAAAATGGGTCTGTACGGTCAAATATATGAACTTCTCGGTTCTCTTCATGCGGAAGCAGAAGGAGAATATGGCCTGAAGGAAGCGGAACGGAAAGAAGTGATTGCCACCGTCTTTTGTTTGGATCCAGAAAAGACCGTAAAAGAACGAGAGATGAAAGCCGAACTTGCTTCCATTCCCAAACGAAAGGAGGAAGCGGAAGCCCGAAAAGAAGCCATACGATGGAAGAATGCAAGGGAATCGGTGCTTGAGCAAATCAATATCATGAAAAAGAAATATGAGCACCTGTGCAATGTATTACAAAAAGGGGGAATTTAGTTTATGGCCGTTGCGGCTCCGAAAATCAAAAAAGCAACCTTCAAACACATTGAAGCAGAACTACACAGCTACCGTGATACGCTACGTGAAATTGACCAGCTGCGCAAAGACATTATGTTTTGTAGCGAACATACAGATGAAAATGTCGGTGGGGGAAGGAGCAACCTTCCTTCTAGTCCAACAGAACGAATCGGAACAACATTGGTGACACATCGGAGACTGCAACAGCTAGAAACCATTGCAAACGCCATCCAATTAGTCTATGATCGGGTGCCAGATGACCACAAAAAATTGATTCAATTAAAATATTGGACCAAACCACAACGCTACACATGGGATGGCATTGCCGAAAAACTACATATCAGTAAGCGGCAAGCCATGCGATGGCGGGATGAGATTGTATATACAATTGCGGAAGTATTGGGATGGAGGTAAAAGTAAAGTGTCATTTTTATGTCACTTTTAGCATAAAATAATAGTTTACAATAATAGTGTGAGATTATAGCTATTCTCAAAGTCTGTCACTAGAACGAGCTAGTCTGAATCCTTTTGGCTTGGAAAACCAAAAGGAGCGAGTTTCGACAAACGCTGCTCCAATCGGGGGTGGCGTTTTTTACTTTACAATAAAAAAACCCTTTGGCATATAAAGGTGAAAGAGTTGCCAAAGGAATGTCGAAAAAGGGTAAGTATTTAGAAACTAAGTATCGTATTACAAATCGAAAATATCACAAAAATTACCAATTGTGAATATGTATTCTAAGTAAACTATGTTCTAAATGCGAAAATGAGGTGAAAGGCATGGAACGATACAAGGATGATGAGGAAGAAAAATGGCTGAATGAGGTCTATGAAAAACACCAATGCAAAGGGTGCGTATGGGCTTTTTGGCAACAAAAACGGATCGTGTCATGCCTTTTTTCTCGTTGTGTGAAGGAATCTCTCTCTTCTGGATAAGCTATCCATGAGGTGAGAAACATGTACAATTGGGAGGACAAATGTACGTTTATTGAATTAAAACTGATGGCAGCGAGTATTCTTTGCAAAGTGATGGGTGATGAGGTGTACCGGAAAGAACACCTAATAACCGATTTACAAACGTTAATCAGAAGGTTAGATGCGGAGGAACCGAAGTTATAAAAAGATGGGAGGTCCGTGTTTTTAGACCGGACCGAAAAAAAGCCAGAACTGTTCCCGGCGCTCGCTACATTAAGTATATCACGGGAGGGGGCCAAGTGGTGAAGCAATTGTCATTTAACCTTCCTGAGATAGAAAGAGAAAAAACGAAAGAAGTGTTGAAGCTGCACTGGAGAAATATCGATTTTATCTCCTAACGGTTCCGGAGGAACGATTACCAAAAGTGGCAGCGACATATTCACTTGTTCCTCCTGCTCACAAAAATGCCTTTCATTCACCTACAGAAACAGCAGTGATTGACAAAGTGGATTTCGAACGAGAAAGAGATGAGTATATGGAATGGATTAGACGCAGCGTGAATCGCCTCAGTCCGAGGGAACGAGAGTTAATCGTCAAGCGATACTTGAGTGATGAGGAAATGTATGATTATGAACTTTACAATGAGATGGGAATGTCTGGACGGCAGTACTACCGAACGAAGGCGAGAACATTATATAAACTTGCAGTAATTCTTCGTATAGAAGTTTACAAAAAGAAAGCGTAAATAAAAAATCTAAGGTACACATTCTTTAAAATGAAATAGGTAATTTTCTCTTTTTTCTCAATCAAAATGGCCGTAAAATATGAAGTATCTAATTCATTTTTACATACCTGTTAAATTTAGTAATACTAACGGATTCAGTGGATTACCCAATAATACGAAATATGGGTATGGGTAATTAGAGAAAAATCTAAATAAACATTAGTTCCTAGTAGTTTAGTGAACCATTAAATAGTTAGTTGTATTACCATTCTGTGAGTATGTAGAGTGAAGTTTGGCGGGGGGAACTTTGGAAGGGGAGTGGCTATGACCTTTAATCATAGAATAGTTCCGGGACAAATACTAGAGAATCATGAAATTGTTTCTATTTTTAAATGTGCTCCTCGGGGTGGGATGCGTCGGTCATTAAGGACTAATTCTCTTGTAATAGTATCGGACCATACCGAATCTTTATACGAAGATCGCTGGGAAGATGATGTGTTTCATTACACTGGAATGGGAAGGACAGGAGACCAAAAGTTAGATTCCGGACAAAATAAGACATTAGCAGAGTCACGTGCCAATGGGGTAGACATTTATCTTTTTGAAGTGTTTCGGGAAAAAGAATATGTTTTCATAGGACAGGTTGAGTTGGCTGGTCAGCCATATCAAGAGGAGCAGTTGGATATAGAAAATAATTTAAGATTAGTTTGGGTTTTTCCATTAAGATTAAGAGGCAACACCAAACCATTTGAACTTCCCCAAGAGTGGATTGAAACAAAAAATAAATCCAGGGAGAAAAAGGCAAAGAAGTTGTCAGATGGGGAGTTAAAGGTAAGAGCAAGGCATACCAGCAAGAAAGCAGTTAAACGTGCGACTAGTAAGATCTCATATGAGCGAAATCCTTATGTCAGCGAGTATGCAAAAAGATGGGCAAACGGTATATGCCAACTTTGTGGTGAGGAAGCGCCATTTCGAGATAAAAATGGGACCCCGTATTTAGAGTCCCACCACATTGAATGGTTAGCGCGCGGTGGAGATGATACAATTGAGAATACAATTGCCCTTTGTCCAAACTGTCATAAGAAGATGCATATACTCGATCGAAAAAGCGATGTAGAAAAGCTAAAAAATCGTGTTAGAGAGCATCTTCTGTCCTTAATGTAAATGTTCGTAATTAGGTGGTCGATCAATAATGAAAGAATTGATTCAGAAAGTTGTCATGTTTCGAGATAAACGAAACTGGAAACAATTTCACAATGCTAAAGATCTTGCAATATCTTTATCTATTGAGGCAAGTGAGCTTCTTGAAAATTTTCAGTGGAAGACAAGCGAGGAAGCTGTTAAGGAAAACTTAGAAGATATTAAAGATGAGGTTGCTGATGTTGTTATTTATGCAATGTTGCTTTCGAATGAATTAGATTTTAACTTAGAAGAAGTTATTGAGCAGAAAATAAAGAAAAATGAAGAAAAGTATCCGATTGAAAAGGCATACGGAAGTAATAAAAAGTACAACGAATTATAGGAATATGAGGGATTTACCTATATTTCGTTTTTCTAAGGACGGGTGATATTAGGATGTTGTACTACTTTACTGCTAGCGACGATGATGCACAGAAACATTTCTATGATACTATTGAACAGCCGTGTAACATTGGAAAGTATATCTCTATGCTTGACTCTGCTACTGTAGATATTTTAAAGCAGAACAGTAAAGATAAATATGTACATATGTGGGGGGCAACACCAGGAAAATCTAACCGAGATCGGTGGGATAAATTAAAATCTGGAGATAAAATATTGGCTTACTCTAAGGGAGTATTTCTGTATTACGGAACAATTTTCGCTAAAACACAAAACCAGAGAGTTGCTGAGTTAATTTGGGGGACCAATAAAGAAGGGGAGACTTGGGAGTATATCTACTTTATTAAAGATCTCAGGAAGGTAGAAATTCCTGTAGAAAAATTTAACGCATTTTTTGATTATAAAATGAACTTTACCCCTCAAGGCTTTTCGAATATTGAAAAGAAAAGGTTTACTTTGAGATATGAAAAATACGGATCAATTGACAAAATAATTGAAGTTCTTGAAAGTCAATTTATTATCTCTGAAGAAGAAATAGAAGAGGATAATTATCAAATAAGTATTCAGTCTTCTTCATTGAATAAGGTTAAGATTGAGGGGGGGATTAAACCTGAAAAACGTCCGAAACCAAGGAAAGAAAAGGGAAAGCAGGTATGGCCAAGGGATCCGAAAAAAGCTCAACAAGCGTTGAAGAGAGCTGAGTTTAAATGTGAGATTGATGAATCACATATAACGTTCATGAGTGAGGCAAGTAATGTCCCTTATATGGAAGCACATCATTTAATACCACTGAAAATGCAACATGAGTTTGAACAAAGCTTAGATGTGATCGGTAATATTGTTAGTTTATGTCCAAACTGTCATCGAATGATTCACCATGCGAAACCTAGGGAAAAGAAGAAGTTATTAGAACAATTGTATCAGAAACGAAAATGTGAGTTAGAACAAAGTAGTTTAAATATTGATCTTGAATATTTGTTGAGTGTATACGCAATAAAATAGCATCTTACCGGTTAATCGGGGCATACTGAAAGGGTTTTGGTGCTTGTTTGGTCAAATAGATGTTAAGATGAAATAAACGGTTTGTTATTTACCTGAAGTTAACAGGTGGGGAGGAGAGTTGAATCTGCATTGGAGAAATATCGATTTTATCTCCTAACGGTTCCAGAGGAAAAGCTACCGAGGGTGGCAGTGGCATATTCATTTGTTCCTCCTGCTCACATCAATCGTTTTTATTCATCTACAGAAAGCGCGGCCATCCAAATAGCAGATTTTGAACGAGAACGCGATGAGTACATGGAGAGAATACGCCGCGTAGTGAATCGGCTCAATAAAACGGAGCGAGGATTGATTAGACGATATATGACGCTTGAAGAACCTTATGATTACGAGATCTACAACGACATGGGAATCAGTGAATCGAGGTTCTACCGCGTTCGCGAAAAGGCGTTCTACAAGCTGGCCTTTGCGTTGCGGATTGAGGTTTACAAAGAAGAAGAGGCACCTGTTTAGGGTGCTTTATTATTTACTCAGTATATAGTGTGATATTGGTAAAAACCAGGATGTAACATTGTATATGTTTACCTGAGTATTTTCAACATTTTTTAATTGATTAAATATAAATTAATTACTAAAATATTACTATAAAGGAAGAAAAGGAGGGGATTAAATGCCAACGGTCTTCGAGGTCGCAAGATACTTTTTAAGTAAAAGCGTCCCAAATACTCCGTGGGCAATTACCCACCTAAAATTACAAAAATTAGCTTATTATGCACAAGGTTGGTATCTAGCTTTTACTGGAAATGTTCTATTTAATGAAAGACTAGAGGCATGGGTTCATGGGCCTGTTAGTCCTGATCTTTTTCATAAATATAGGAGATTCGGACACAATGAAATACCACAAGAAGATTTCCCAGATAGTAGGTCCATTTTTACAAAAAAACAACTAGAGGTGCTCGATGCCGTATGGGAAGCATATGGGGAATACAGTGGAAAGTTTTTAGAAGAATTAACCCACCAAGAACTTCCTTGGCTTGAAGCAAGATCAAATCTTGATTCCAATGATTATTCAAATGAAGTTATTTTGGTTGATACAATACGTTCATATTTTAGAAACCAGCTAGGAGACGAATAACCTTTTTCGTCTCTTAATTTGTGTTAAATGGAGGGAAAGCATTGTATTTGGAAAGGGTAAGAGAGATTATCAGATGGGTTATTATTGTGCTCAAAAACCTACTAATTTTTTGTTTTAGACTCATTTTTTCTATTAGTCAATTGTACGGACTCTTAGTCAGAAGAACGTTTGTTTTATTGATACTTTACGCAATTATTTATTATTTATTATTTTACAGGTTTTCTATTGCACAGTTTCAGGCAGATATTAATCAAGAAAATGAAATGTTTTTAGCAAAAATATTTAAGTATGTGCATATTTTTCAAGCGAATGATGAAGTAGTGATGCAAATTATCTCTTCCGGAACAAAGTTTTTAAGTGTTGTATTCTCTGTAATATTGACACTATTTATTTTTTCGCATAGGGAACAAAGAGCAATCGCACCTTCGTCAACTTACCGGTTTTATAAAAACTATATTTTTTTATTTTTTCTTTCATTATTAATGATAACTATGCCTTACGGGTTTCACTTATCACTTATCTATAAGTCTAGTTTACATACACAATATTCGGAATTGGGTATTACTATTACATACTTTGGACGATTTGTTACATGGATTATTCTCTTCTTATTTTCCATTGTGCTTATTGGATATACAATTGTTTCTTTATTTCGAACTATTAACATTAATTGGTTATTACCTGTAACTATTCAACAAGTAAGATCCACATTAATAAACCTGGAGGTTGTGTTGGATAACAGGTGGTTTAGGAAAACAAGAATAAATGAATACAATGAATTGAATTTTAATATTGAAAGTGTTTATCAAATGCTTGAATATGCTGCTGAAAATAATATGAGCAAAGACTATTATGATAATATAGAAAAACTACGAGAAACGTTCTCTATTCTAAAAAAGGAACATTTTTATTATAAATCATCATCAGTCTACGCAAGTTTTTATAATAGGGACCAAGAAGAGTTTAGATCTTTTCATAGGTCTGTCTTAAAAAATACCTTATCATTAGCTACTGCTCTATATAAAAATAATAAGTTTAACAAAGGACAGAAAGCATTGGACCTATTATTTTCTCTATACTCAGATAAAATTCCTCCCGTTTTGAGGCATGACTATATTGCGAGTATTTATGAGTTAATACAATTAACTGATTTAAAAAATGGGGCAAAAGTTCGTGCAATTTTAAACGGTTTGGAAACAATGAAGACGGAATATACACTCATTTTGTATCAAGCTCTAATACTTCGAATAATTAGTGAGAACAACATACAATTACTAACGTCAGTTGTTTACTCAATGAAAAAAAATATAGATAGGAATATAAAGCCTAATAACGGTGGAATACCACGTATTGAGTTAATTATTAATAAAGCTTTAAAAAGAAAATATAAGCTGTTGAATATAGGGATACTTTTACAGTGTATGGTGAAAAGTATTGAGTTGTCTCATTACGCTTGTACAGGCTTTTTAATAAAATTTCTTGTTACAAACTTCAGTGGAAAATTGGTGAAGGAAGCTTTTAATGCTTTGTTGAATAATGGAATGGTTTTTGGTACTATCTATCCCAACATGGGGGAGAACGTGCATTTAGACATTGATTACTACTTCAACGAAAAAACATACGATTATTGCTTAAAGAAATTGTGTATTCTATTGTACGGGCAACAAAGGTATGCAGTAAGAAACGGTCTATCTTTTATTGAAGAATTTCATAAAGAGTCGTATGAATACATTGATATAGGATCGGCATTCGTAGAGTGTGACTACAAAGAATATATATTTACTAAGGTATTGTCAGCAGGGAAAAAGTATGGATTTCTTTATCTAAAGGATAAGGAATTCTTAAGAGATCTTGCTAAGGATTTTGGTGTTCAAACATTATTGATGGAGGAGTTGCTTCCTGACCTTTAAGGGGGATAAGAAGATTGTTCCCCATTGGAATCCATTCAGGAATTCCATTTTAATTAGGGATAGTGACAGAAAACTGAAGGAAAAATGACGGAAAGATGACAGATTATTTTGGTTTAGACGTGTTATGATGGTATCGTGGATCTTTTGTTGAAGTAGCTATTCTCAAAGCCTGTCACTAGAACTAGCGAGTCCGAATCTCGTTTGTGTGGAAAGCAGGCGGGAGCGAGTTCCGACAAGCGTCACCCGATCAGGTGGCGTTTTTATTTTGGCGGTTTAAATATTATAATTAACTTGAGGGAGGGCGGAAAAGGATGGAAAATTTTATTTCTCTACTAGTTTTTACGTTACCAGGTTTATTAACTTATTTCTGGATCCAATTATTCGGTTTAACCCCAACCGTTAAACATCAAAGTACAGAGATGTTGGCAATTAGTGCTCTATTATGGATACCGGTTATGGTTACAGTATTATTCTTTTATCAATTATTGGCGTATGCTTCAAGCTTAGACATGTTCTATTTGGGAGTTGATATACCAATTTTAAAAAAAGATTGGACCATGATAAATAAGTTAAGTGACATAGTTACTTTGCCCGACAATGTATGGTTTTTATTATATTTTGTAGCATCAAGTATAATAGTTAGTTTTTATGTAGCAAAATTTATATGTAAAAAGGGTTATAAAAAATTATTACATAAGGTTAACCAAATTCGTAAAGAAAATGGGTTAGCTCCATTATCTGGAAATACAACAGTTTGGAACGAAGCATTTTTGGGAAATGAAGGGCAATTAGTCGAGGTTTACAAAATTGATAAACCAGACGAAAAGGTGATTGGTTGTATAAAAAAAGTGTCCAGAGCGTTCGAGCCCGAAAAAAATATTGTTCTTGAGGGCGTCGAGCACTGGACAGAAGTGATGAAACATTATCACGTTGAAATCGATGATATATTTATTGATACTAAAACAGGATTGGTAATTAAGATATATAATACAGATCAGGCACTAGAGGCGCAGAACTTATACAACAACAGTAAAGCTACTTCTTAGGCTGAACACCTGTTGAAGGTGGCTTCATGGTTAATGAAGGCTTGTCTGCAGAATTCTGTTGATGTCCCTGTCCAGTACCAATTGGTTTGACATTAGTCTGAAATGGGGGTCTTTTTCCCATAATTTTTACCTCCTTTGCTATATATACTTTAGTAAACTATAAACCAATGTACAAAGTTAGTTAGGCTAAAGTCCCCGGGTAAGAGGTATTTTTTTGCTCTTAGAAGCCGTAAAGATAAAAAAAGGTGATAATTAAAAGCACCTTAGGATGTTTCTTCTTTTTTCATAAAAAGAACCACCAAGACGTTGGTAAAGTTAATTTTAAGAATTAGCCTTTAGGTGGAAAAGTGTCGTTTCCATATGAATCTTTAGCACGAATTCTTCCATCTGGTCTGTGAATAACAAGCTCCAACGCTTCTTTCCGGGCAATATCTCTTGCTTTATCTACTGCATCTTTTTGAGTATCATGTCGCGAAGAAGCTCTCGGCGCCCCACCTCTTTTTACTTGCCATCCACCGTCTGGATGTGGTGTAACGTGTATTGTATCTGACATAATTCCACCTCCTTTCTTTTTACAAAATTCCCCAAAAAGGAAGAAAATTCCTTCTTTTTTGTCGAATTAGGTGGATAGAAGGGGGAGAAATTTGGAAGAGGCAACTCAAGCTATTCAAAAACTTGCGTGGACACTAACCTTAAAACTCGTATGGCTTATATTATTGATGTTTGTGTTTTATGCTTTGGCCTTCTTTCTCGCGAGGTCTCTTCGTTTACCATTTAAGATAGCCAATACATTCGGCAGCCTGGCTAGCCTGGTTGGTTTTTACTTTTGGACTCAATACATAATTTCTTAATCATATTGAGAAATTTGGCATCCGAATAATCGGGTGCTTTTTTATTTGCTACAAATACTGAAAGGTGATACTGCATAAAAATTGTCCGTATTCTCGTAGAAATGATAAATCCAACACCATAATACTCCATGGAAAAGTATCGAAAAATTGAGCAAGCGGGGATTGGACAATGGCTAAAAGATTTCAAAAGCGGCCAGATCAAGATAAGTACAGTAGATGATTTAGAAAAACTCATCAAAATTGACCTCATGCTACAAAAGCGAAAGCTGTAAAACAAACACAACTCAATGGATTATAGGTTTTTCTGTGCAGGAGGTGGTGAATATGAGAGGTGGCTAGGCAAAGAGATCCTAAACGAGATGAAGCTTTTGAAATATGGAAAAATAGCGGAGGAACTAAAAAATTAAACGAGATTGCCGAGGAGCTCGGAGTAAGTCCAGGAACGGTTCGTGGTTGGAAAAATAAAGATGCCTGGGAAGAAAAATTAAACGGAACGTTCCAAAAAAAGAAACGGAGCGCTCTTGTAAATGAAACGGAACGTTCCAAACCTAAAAGGGGAGCGCCGCTAGGAAATAAAAATGCTTTAGGTAACAAAGGAGGGGCTCCGCCTGGTAATAAAAACGCAGTAGGTAATAAAGGTGGAGCCGCTCCTCTGAGAAATGCTAATGCGGTGAAAACCGGTGAGTTCAGGAGTCTGTGGTATGACATATTAGATGAAGATGAAAAGCAATTGGTGAATCAAATTGAGGTTGTCGAACCGATTCAACAAGTGATTGATGAAATTAAATTGTACTCTTTCCGGGAAGCGTTCATTATGAAACGGATTAAGGCACTCAAAGAAGGGATGACCTCCGCTCAAAAACGGGTGTTAAAACAACTAAAAAAAGTGAAGGACAAAGTGAAGGTAGATGATCCGAATAGCAGCGAAGGCTACCGCATAATCGAAAAGGAAGATTATAAGTTGATGGAGACGGAAATTGAGGAGATTTCCGCAGATCCGGTGGAACAAGTTTTAGCCCACGAGGAAGCCCTTACTCGAGTTCAAGATAAAAAGGTTAAGGCTTTGGATTTGCTGTTTCGTATGACAGATGAGTTTAATCATAAAAAGTTGATGGATGAAATTAAAACAACCATCCTGCAAGAGAAATGGGACAAAGAGAAAAAAGGAAATGAGGATGACAAACCGATTGAAATCATCATTAAACGAAAAGGTGATGATGGATGACTGTAAAAGAAGTGAATCCTCATTTTGAAGAATTTTTGTTTAATTGGAAACATAAGTTTTATTTCCTTGTAGGGGGGTATGGTTCATCCAAAAGTTATCATATTGCGCTTAAAATTGTGCTGAAGTTGTTAGAGGAAAAGCGAACCGCTCTTGTGGTTCGTGAAGTTTACGACACCATACGCGACTCCTGCTATTCCTTATTTGAAGAAATCGTAATTGATTTGGGGCTAGACAATCGAATTAAGTTTACTTCCTCCCCAATGATGGTCCGTTTTCCGAACGGTTCCAAAATCATTTTTAAGGGGATGGATAAACCCGCTAAACTCAAATCCATTCACAATGTATCGATTATATGGATCGAAGAGTGTTCAGAGGTCAAATACGACGGGTTTAAAGAGTTGTTGGGGCGCTTGCGTCATCCAACGTTACAGCTGCACATGATTCTTTCTACTAACCCGGTAAGCAAAAGCAACTGGTGTTATAAATTCTTTTTTAAAGACGAAAAGAACAAGTATTTTGTGTTGGATGATGAGGAGTTATATCGAAAGCGGAAGATGGTAATCAAAAACACCTATTACCATCACTCAACCGCTGATGATAATTTATTTTTGCCTCAAGACTATATTGAACAGCTAGAAGAATTGAAAACCCATGATCCAGACCTCTACCGAATCGCGAGAAAAGGTCGATTTGGTGTAAATGGTACATTGGTATTCCCGCAGTTTGAAGTAATGGCGCATGAGGAAGTCATGAAGCACATTCAATCGATTAAAAATCCAATTAAACGGGCGGGAATGGACTTTGGTTTTGAAGATTCATATAATGCGTTGCTGCGGGTAGCGGTGGACCATGATGAAAAGATTCTATATATCTATTGGGAGTATTACAAAAACAAAATGACGGATGACCGGACAGCGGAAGAAATTATGGAGTTTAAGGAAAAGAGGGAACTGATTAAAGCAGATAGCGCGGAACCAAAAACAATTCAATATTTTAGACAACGAGGGTTCCGTATGGTAGCGGCTAAGAAGTTCCAGGGCTCAAGGCTCCAATATACAAAGAAAATTAAACGATTCAAACGGATTATATGCTCTGACGCGTGTCCGAATACTATTGATGAGTTAAAGGAACTGACTTATAAAATGGACAAAGATGGGAATATCATCGAGGATGAATTCAATATCGACCCACATACTTTGAGTGCCATATGGTATGCGCTTGATGATTATGAGGTTTCCGACCTAAAAGGAAGTTATCAGGCACGTGCTGTTCCGTCTCTATATTAATGTATATTGTATACATTTCTAGTTAACATAATCAAACCTATAGGAAGTTGGGAATTTTCAAAATCCTTGATAAGTCAACATTTTTTGAGGGGTGAATTTTTATCGTTTATGCAGGATTTTATACATTGCGTAAGATCAACCATTTCCCGCTTTCTTTAAATAAAAAAGATGCATAAAAATTGCATAAAAGTGAGGTGAAAAATGGTGCGTTCGACGATTCAATTAAGCGTTTCAGAGGTTAATTCAGATGTCATTAAAGAGATTATAGAATGGCATAAACCACATCGCAACAAAATGTTAGGATTATTTAACCGCTGGAAAGGAGAAGGGATACCGATTCAAAGTCGTGTGTTGCCGGATCCAAAAAAACCGAATAATAAGATACCTAATGATTACCGAGGTTATATTATTGGCCAGATTGTAGGCTACTTATGGGGACAACCTATTTCTTACAGCATCGATAGCCGCAATTATGGAGAAGAGAAAGCGAAACAATTCCATAACAAAATAGCACGATTCAATGTGTTGAACACGATCGATGATTTGGATAGTGAAACAGGAAAGCTTATGAGTATTTGTGGATATACCGCTCGTCTCTTGTATATTGATAAAAACGGAGACGAACGAGTGATGAATATTTTCCCTTGGGAAGCGGTATTTATTGAGGAGAATGGGGAAATCAGGCATGCTATCCGATATTTCAAGGTGAAAAACAAGCAAAATGAAGAGGTTACAAGGGTAGAATGGTATGATGACACCAATATAACCTTTTATATCGAAAAGGATGGGAAGTATGTTCTTGAAGGAGAACGGGAACCCCATCTTTTTAATTATGTGCCACTCGTCCGATTCCAGAACAATGATGAAGAACAAGGGGACTTTGAGAAGGTTGAGGCTCTTATTGATGCCTATGACAAGATTGTGAGTGATTCGGTGAATGAAATCGAGACATTCGCCAACGCTTACATGAAATTTAAGGGAACGTATGTGGATAGGGAAACGATTGACAAAGCTAAACAGACAGGGGCATTTGAAGTTCCGCCAGAGGGTGATGCAGATTTTATCACCAAGAACATTAATGATACCTTCGTTGAAAACAACAAGAGAACTCTGAATGAAAATATCCATAAATTTTCGTCAAGTGTAGATATGTCCGACGAGAAATTCAGCGGTGGTTCCCAAACAGGGGAAAGTCGTAAGTGGAAATTGCTTGCTCTTGAAAATAAAGCGGGTATCAAGGCGCGAAAATTTGGGAAAGGCCTGCGTGAGCAATTTAAAGTACTGTGCAGTGCGTGGAAGAAGAAAAACATTAATATCGACTATCTCGATATTTTTTGGGAATTCAAACGGAATATTCCGATTGATTTGTCATATGTAGCGGAATATGCATCCAGATTAAAAGGAATTCATAGCGACCAAACGTTATTGGCCCAAATCCCTTATATTGATGACGTGAATTATGAGTTGGATCTTATGCGTCAGGAACAAGAGGAACGCATTGATTTAGATTTATTTACGAATCAGTCAGTTGAGGAAAATACAAAAGAGAACGAACTCGAATGAGGACGTTCTTTTTTATTGCGTTCTTGTCCTGAGCATGACGTTAAACTGCTTAAAATTATAAAAAATGAACTTTACGGGGGCATAAGCAACCGTAAAGGGCAAGGAGGAAATAAAGGATGGGAACTAACAAACAACCATTTTATAAATCTTCAACATTTCCGCTACGCATTAATCTTCAATATTTTGCGGAAGGTGGAGACGGCGGTGAAGGTGGCGAAGGAAATCCGCCAGCAGGACAGCAGGGAGAAGGGCAACCAAGCGGGCAACAACAAGGCGAGCCGAGCCACACACAAGGGTTGCAATTGACACTTGATGTGGTGCAAAAGTTCGTCAACGAGAATGATGATGCAAAAAGATGGTTGCAGTCACTTACAGATTCACGCGTGACGGAAGCGATTAAGACCTACGAAAAAAAGACTCTTCCGAAAAAAATTGAAGAAGAAATTGCAAAACGTTATCCGCCAGAGACACCCGAACAGAAACAACTCCGTGAACTGCAGCAAAAGTTGGAGCAAATCGAGCAAGAAAAAATCCGTGAATCTTTGAGAAACAGAGCCTTGTCGATTGCAACAGAAAAACAACTGCCTACTAAGCTAGTTGATTTCTTTATTGGTAACGATGAAGAGACAACACTAAAAAATCTTTCTGCCTTTGAGGAGGTGTTTTCTGCTGCTATACAAACAGCAGTGGAGGAACGATTCAAGAGCGGTGGTCGCAATCCGAAACCATCCAATCCAGATGACAAACCGCTTACCCGCGAACAAATTGAGAAGATGACACCGGATGAAATTAATAAGAATTGGGAGCAAATTGAAAAGTTTTTACAAGGAAAATAGGAGGATGATGAATCATGCCAATCAATAACTTTATCCCTACAGTATGGAGTGCCCGCTTACTTCAAAACTTACAAAAAACGCTTGTATATGGCCAAGCAGCGGTTATTAATCGCGATTATGAGGGAGAAATTAGAGCATACGGTGATACAGTAAAAATCAACAATATTGGCCGTATTTCCGTTGGTGACTATACAAAGAACTCGGACATGAATGATCCGGAGACATTAACGGATGAAACACGTTCACTTGTGATTAATCAAGCGAAATACTTTAACTTCCAAGTGGATGATGTGGATCGAATTCAACAAAATCCCAAACTTATGGATGAGGCAATGAGAGAAGCCGCTTATGCTTTACGAAATGCAGCTGATCAATATATTGCTTCACATTATGTTGATGCGGCTCAAACGATTGGGAATGATGCTACACCAATCGAGCCAACGAAAAATGATGCTTACGAATATCTTGTTGACTTGTCTGTAAAATTGGACGAAGCCGATGTGCCAGAACAAGGTCGCTTCGTTATTGTTCCGCCGTGGTACGAAGGTTTGATGTTAAAGGATGATCGCTTTGTTAAAACGGGTAGCCTTCCAGCGGAGGATCGCTTGGTAAACGGTGTGATTGGCCGTGCCGCTGGATTCTTAGTTTTAAAGTCAAATAACGTTCCGAAAATTCCAGCGGGAACAGGGGTAGTAGAAAACTATAAAATTATTGCTGGACACAACATCGCATGGTCATTTGCAGAACAAGTAAATAAAGTGGAAGCATACCGTCCAGAGAAACGCTTTGCGGATGCAGTAAAAGGATTACATTTATACGGTGCTAAAGTGACTCGTCCGGAAGCACTAGCGGTATTAAGCGCGAAACGTCCGGCTTAATAACAAGGGGGGCTTATGCTCCCTTTTTTCTATGGTGATAGGAGGTGGATAAGAAATGTGGTTGCAGAGCAAGAAAACCGGAAAGAAGTGGTTTATTGCCAATGAGGATCATGCCAAACGCTTACTGAAAAATGGCGATTTTGAACAAGTAGAGGTAGAAGAGAAAAAGTTACAGAAAAAAGCGGCATCTAAAAGTGATCAAGAATGAAAAATCTCAATAAAACCCCAGAAATGATTGAACAACTCGTAAATAAACGAGTGAAAAAGGGGGAGCGGGATATCGTCAAACGGTACGCTCTCCTTTTAAATGACATTCGTAAGGAATTAGCCAAGCTGTATGAAAAATATGAGGTAGACGGCAAGCTTACGTTTGCAGAAATGGCCAAATATGATCGGCTCAAGAAGTTTCTTGATTATATGAATTGGCTATTGGGGGCCGTGTACAGAGACCTTAAAAAAGTAGTTTACAATATTCTCGGTGAATCGTATCTGGATGGCTATTATCTCACTGCGTGGGCGGTTGAAACGGATACATTAAGCCGTTTAAACTATTCCGCTGTTCCTGCGTCTACCATTGCTGCCATGATTGAGAATCCCATTTCCGGCCTAACCTTATCACAGCGCCTGGAAAAGAATCGAGCGGGGATTATCTATACCATACAGCAAGAAGTGACACAGGGATTGGTTAACGGTGAAAGCTATAAGAAAATGGCCAAACGCCTAAAGAGCGCTCTTGAAGGTGATACAGTCAAAGCTATGCGAATTGTACGGACAGAGGCTCATCGAGTTGTTGAATCCTCAAAACATGATGCCGCTGAACATGCTCATAAAAATGGTGTAATCATGATGAAGGAATGGAACAGTATGCAGGATCAGCGGGTTCGTGACCGCCATAAGCGGCTGGATGGACAGAAAGTTCCGGTTGATCAAGATTTTAAATTAGGTCCTGTTATCGGAAAAGCGCCAGGACAAATGAGCGGAGGAGCCGCCATGAATGTTAACTGTCGCTGTTTTCTCACATATTCCGTGGAACGTATCGAGAAAGTTGATGCAAAAGAATTGGAAGGTATGACGTTTGAGGAGTGGAAGGAAACTAGACTTAGCGGTGCGAAAAAACGGACGATGAGTGATGTTGAAAATGAGATAAAACGTGATATCATTAATGGTAAATATAACCTGAAAATGAAAAAAGAAAGTTATGAGAAACACTTAAAGGGGCATAAACGTTATATAGAATATCAGCAACGAAACCGAGCCCAAGGAAAATTCGGACCGAGTTATTTAACCGTTAGCGCCGAAGAAGCTCAAGAACTCATCTATAAGTATGCAGGTACCGGAACCCTGGAATTTGATCGTAAAGGTAACTGGACTCACAAAGAAATTATCGAAGCGGATCAGGATATCGGCGTTCATGTATCATTAACTGATGGAGCGGAAACGCCGAGCAATCGCTTTAAAATACATTATTCAAAATCAGGAACACATATTGTACCTACTCAAAGAAGGGAGGATTAACATGAAACTATGGGAGTATGACGGCAAGGTCATCATTGTTCATACTAAAGATTCGGAATCATTTAAGGGCTTTGCCACGTATAACGACAAAGAGGACTATGAGGAAGAACAGGATAGTCTATCGATTGAACTATCCGGTCAATCAAGTAGCATTTGTATTTACGAAAATGAAATAGATCGGATCGAGATAATTAGGTAAGCACTTACGACGGCGTAAGTGTTTTTTTATATCCTCCGATTCATGAGTAGGTGATGAAAATGACATTAGAGGAACTGAAAATCCGACTTAAGATTCCATCCAGCGATACATCTCAGGACGAATATTTGCAAGTGGCTTTAGAGGATGCTGTAGACTACGTGAAGCAGTATTGCTGCTATTCGTTTGAAGAAGGATTCCCAGCGGGAGTAAAACAGGCTTTAACAAAGCTAGTCAAAGCCTACCAAGAAAACAGCAATGTGGCTTCTCAATCGCTGGGGGATATGTCTAAAAGCTTTTTTGAAGGTGGCACAATGAATGAGGTTCACCGCTTATTACAACCGTATAGAAGGGCTCGATTTGTATGAGTGTAGTTATTAAAGACACGAATCATATCGATAAAGTCATACGGAACCTTAAACAACTAGGAGGCAAACAAATCAAAGTTGGTTTGTTTGGTTCGGATGATTCGGAGTTAGTGATGATTGGAGCGGTTCATGAATACGGTGCGGAAATACGGGTTACGCCACGAATGAGAGCATGGTTTGCTTACCAGGGATATCCGCTCAAAAAAGAAACAACGGTCATTAGAATTCCAGAACGCTCCTGGCTTCGCAGCGGTTTTGATGAGAACATTGATAAGATTGCAAAGAAGATTGAAGAAATGGTCCCGGAGGTCTTAGAGTGCAATGTCAACCCTAAGCTTTTTATGGATGCGATTGGGATGGAGTTTGCCGGACTCATCCAAAAGAAGATGCGGGCATTGAAGGAGCCGCCTAACAGTAGCATGACTATCGAGCGAAAAGGTTCAGATAATCCGCTGATCGATACAGGTCGCTTAGTGGGTTCGATTCGTCATGAGGTGGAATAAATGAAGGCTTTTGAATTTTCGGATTTTGTAGAGGAATTCAAAGTCCCTTTTACGTATATTGAGAAAAACAATGGGGGACATTGGCAAGCGGGTGAATGGGTAAAAGGGACAGAAACACGTATAAAAATGTATGGGATTGTATTGCCGCTGTCAGAAGATGATTTACAATACGCCGAGGCAGGGACTTATCGAGCTAAAGACAAGAAGATATACACCACCCAACCGCTTCAATTGAATGCTGAGGTAGAATACAAGGGTGACCGTTATACGATTCAAAATTTTAAGGATTATAGTGAGTATGCAGATGTGTATATCTACTATGCAAGGTGGCGGGAAAAATGATAGAAATCGTGAAACAAATGATTGTTCAAGCGATTCGCTCTGTAGATTTCGAAATTATTCCAACCCATACCACAAAGCCGCCGCCGCCACTTCCTTATGCGACATATAACATCACCGCTCCATATATCCAAGAAAGAGGACATCCAAATATCACCGCTAAAGAACGAGGCGGGGAACTGTATCAATACTTTGAAGTACAGTATCTTATAACTATCTCGTTCAACGTCTATGCGGATAAAAACGAATCAACCATTGACCAAACAATGAAGCTGAGGCAATGGTTTTTGTTTTTGGGGCAAGATTTTTTGCAAGATAGCGGGATAGCGGTTGTGAGTGTAGGGAACATCGAAAATCGCACGACATTTTTGGTAGATAGCTACGAGTACAAATATGGCTTTGATGTCCAATTGCGTATGACACAAACAACAGAGGTTAAATCTGATTGGTTTGATAAAGTAACCTTCAAAGGAGAGTGAGAACATGGGGAATCGTTATGTAGATGTCACTATTACACGACAAACCAAACCGGTATCTGAAGTTGGATTTGGGTTGCCGCTTGTATTAGCAACTTCGAAAACACTCGCTTACAAGGTCTATAACGATATCGAAGAGGTTTTAGCTGATTTCGCAGATACAACAGAGGAATATAAGCTACTTTCACGTATGTTTGGTCAGAACCCACGTCCAGCCCAGATTGCTGTTTATGGAGTTCCGTATGATAGCGCTACTGATGAGCCATCTACATTAGCCGAAGCATTAACTACGCTAATAACAATGGGAAAAAACGATTTTTATTATCTCCTATCCGTTCAGCAAGGGGATGAGGAAATCACCTCCTTAGCGGAATGGGCTAGCACAAAAGACAAGATTTATGCCGCTTCTACATCTAGCACAACATTGTATCAGAATTTAAAAGACTTATACGATAACGTATTTTTACTTGTCCACGATCAACCTCGTCAATATCCAGCGGAAGGGCTTGTAGCGCAGTTAGCACCCCTACCGATTGGAAGCTATACCTGGACCTTTAAAACGATACAGGGGGTAACCCCAGCGGCATATGACGCTACCAAAATTAATGACATACACGAAAATAACGCTTGTACTTACATTCAAGAGGGTGGCGTAAATATTACTTCTCACGGGGTAGCAACAAGCGGTGAATACGTCGATGTAGTGCAATCTACACACTATATTAAATCACGAATGACCGAGGCGGTATTCCGTTTACTAGCACAGAATTCAAAAATCCCTTATACCGACGCGGGGATTGCTATGGTTGTAGCGGAAGTGGACAACGTATTAAAACAGGCATTCAGACAAGGTATTATTGCAGAGGAAAACGGAGAACCGCTTTATAGTATTAATGTTCCAAAACGTGAAGATATTCCGGCCAATACGAGAGCGCAACGAGTTTTACCGGATGTTAAATGGACTGCGACGATTGCTGGAGCGGTGGAGAAAGTAGAAATTCGAGGCGTTCTTACCATTTAAGGAGGGAGTATAGATGGAAAACGTTACAGTTACTACCTATGATTTTAAGAAAGTATCCACCATTGTAAATGGGGTGTATATTACCGGATACATGGACGGTGAACCTATTCAGGTAGAAAAAAATGAAGATGACGTAACGGCGCATGTTGGAGCGGATGGCGGAGTAACTTATGCCGAGAGTGCCGACCGAACAGGTACCATTACACTTACGTTAAAGCAAACATCCGCTTCTCTTCCTTACCTGCAGCAATTACGTAAATCGAAAAAGATTTTTCCAATCCAAATCATTGATAATAACACCCGTGCCTATCGTACAGGCGGGAGTCAGGCGCGAATTATCAAAATGCCTTCCCGTTCCTGGGGGAATGAGGTACAAGGGGTAGAGGTTCAAATTCATGTAGCGGATTTAACAGAAGCATAAAAGGAGGAATAACCAATGGGTTTTAAACCAAAAACAGAAGAATATGTAAGTCAATCCGGAAATAAATATGTTTTTCAATCCGTTTTTCCATCGAAATGGGCTCAAATTGTGGATCAGATTACAGATAAACACGGAAAAGTCTTAAACTCTAAAGCAATGCCAGCTATGCTTGAACATGTTGTGGTTGAACCATCTGGATTAAAGATGGATGATTTTGAAGAATGGGCCGAATTAGAGGAAGTGACTCAGGCCGCTTTTTTGTTTCAACAAGGGAGAAAACGACAAGTTGCTAAATCTGAGGAACGTTGACGCCGTTCCTTTTTTGTTTGCTCAAAAAGTAAAAGAGCATTGGTGGAAATACGTAATTCCACAGTATTTCCCCGCTTATAAACCAACTGAAATTGAGGAATGGCCCGCTGATGTGATTTTAGAACATCTCGCCGCTATTAATCTATTGAAACCAAAAGGCGGTGAAGGTAATGGATAGTGTACGTGATATGTATGTTGGCATCCGTCTCCGAGATGAAGCAACACGGGATCTTGAGCGGATAGACCGAAAGATGGATGAAATCCATGTAGGATTTGAACGAATAGGCTTAGAGGCTGATGAGGCAGCAATAGGTTTCAACCGTATGGGTATTAGCGGTAGCCGGGCGATGGATGGACTAGATGATGCTATAGAGGATTTAAAGGATGAAATTAGTACCCTTTCCATGCACATCAGGGCGCTGTCTCTATCATTTTCACAGGCTTTTGAAAGAATGGAAGATGACGTAGAGGATGTCGAGGATGAAGTTGAGGATTTAGGAAAGCAAATCGATTGGACCACAGCAAAAGTCGGTTTATTAGGGGGAACCTTAACCGCGGTATTTGCAGGGGCTGTAGCTGCCTCCGCGCCGCTATTAGCCGGGATGGGGGCATTAGCCGCTTCATTAGGAGCAGCGGCGATAGGAGCGGCTGCGTTTGGGGCTGTAGCTGTAGGGGCCCTAACAGATATATTTGAGGCGCAAAAAGAGGTCACAAAGCTGCAAGAAAAGATCGAAAATGCCGATACCGCAAAGGAACGTATCGAAGCGCAAAAAGAATTAGCGGCGCTCTATGCCGAAATGAGTCAGGAACAACGAAATGCGCTTACGTCATTACAGGCCTTTAAATCATTTTGGAGCGGATTTGTTAAACAGTTTGAAAAACCTGTTTTTCAAATGTTTGCAAATGGATTGCAAGGATTACAAGGCCTTTTAACAAGATTGCAGCCGGCCATTGGAAATGTAGCCAATGTGTTTGTGGAACTCACCGCACAGTTCAATCAATCACTCGATAGTCCATCGATGAAACGATTTTTTGAGTGGCTTGAAACGAATGCAGCCGAAAGCCTTTATCATTTCGCTCAAATTTTTGGAAACACCTTTTTAGGATTTACAAACATGTTTAGTGCCTTTGCGCCGCTGGGGGCTAGTGTAGAGGAATGGTTGGTAAGAATTACTCAGCGGTTTGAAGATTGGGCGGCTGGATTGAGTCAGTCAACGGCGTTTCAGAACTTTGTTAACTATGCCAAAGCGAACGGACCGCTCTTATCTTCCTTGTTTGGCAATGTCATCAATATCATTTCAGGTTTAGCGCAGGCTTTTGCACCGCTTGGAAGCGATATTTTAAAGGCATTGATGGGGATTACAGATTTTATTGCCGATATGACTCCATCGTTTAGTGGTTTAGGAGCTGCTCTTTCTGGAATTATAGGCGGTCTTACGCCATTGTTCCAGCAACTCGCACCATCGATTGCTCAAGGGTTTACTTATCTTATGAACACGTTAAAGGGGCTGCAGCCACAGTTCCAAGCATTCTTTCAAAATTTAGGAGTCATCATACAATTTTTACTGCCTGTTATTAAAAGTACTTTTATGGGGATTGTGACTGGAATCAAAGGAGCTCTCAATATTATTTTCGGTGTGGTAAAGGTTTTTGCTAGCCTGATTCAAGGAGACTTTAGAGCGGCCTGGGAAGGTGTTAAACAAATATTTACGGGCGCTATTCAGTTAGTTGTCGGACTTGTTACGGTTGGCTTTATAGGAAGGATCGGCAGTTTGTTTAAGTTATTTGGCTCGAAAGTAGCGTCCGTGTTCTCTTCCTTAGCATCAAAAATGGGTTCTGCGATGTCAGCGGCCAAAAATAAGGTAGTATCGTTCTTTACCCCGCTCAATAATTTTATTTCAAAAACGAAATCAGCCTGGGAAAAACTCGTCAATGCCTTTAAGAACTTCAAGATGCCGAAAATCGGGCTTCCTAAGTGGATGGGCGGTAAAGGTTTAATACAAGTTCCAGGACACGCCACAGGTCTTTCAAGGGTTCCCTACGACAATTACTTAATGCGGGCACATAAGGATGAAACAATTTTACGTGCCGACCAAGCGGAATCACTTGAACAAGCGGGGATTTTAGACCGGTCTGGATATACACCAAAAGTGAATCTACCAACGGATTCATCCGTTTCGTCAGCGGTATTTCAACATCGATTAGGGGAGCCGACTACAGGACCGAGGGGAGCATCCATTAATTTCGCTCCAAATGTGAATATTTATGTGACCGCTCAAGATGTACAAGGCGCTGGTAACTTAGAAGCGGCATTGAATAGGAAGTTAGACGAACTGTTTCAAATGCTTTTAGATATCTATCCAGCGGAGGTGGTGCGCTAATGGCGAAACTAGGAAACTATCACTTATTTGTTTTAAACGAATCCCCTCAGTATAGCGTACAAACCACCTCCTATCCGGTGGAAAAAGGGATTGCATTAACCGATCATGTGCAACCGGAGCCAGAATCACTAAAGATTGAAGTGTTTCTAAGCGGTCCCCACTACCTACGCATACTCGATCAACTCAAAAACAGTATGTATAAGGGCGAACTCATGAACTATGCCGGACGTTTTCTTATGCGAAACATGGTCATAGATAACATATCACCAGGCGCGAATGCCCAAGCAAAAAATGGGGTGATGGTTTCCATTTCTCTCAAACAAATTCGTGTAGCGACCACTCCATATACCAAAACATCTGTAAATCGTACACAGGTAAAAAAGGTAACGAGCTCTGGACAAAAACAACCAATACCAAAGAAACCAAGTACAGCTGTCTATCACGTGGTCAAAAGAGGCGATACCTATTGGAAGTTATCAAAAAAATACGGAATCTCTGTTAATCAGTTGCGAAAATGGAACAAATATCCTGATACCAAGATCCCTATAGGTATAAAGCTTCGTGTAAAGTAGGTGAACGAGATGAGAGTGATTGAGATTGATAAATATAACCTACCGGAGCGATTCGATATCGAGTTAGGAACGGAGTTGTTCTCCCTCGAAATTAACTATAATGCAACAGGAGACTTTTTTACTGTTGATTTATATAAAGAGGATGAACCGCTTGTTTTGGGGGAGAAAATTATGTACAACCAACCACTATTCCAAGAGGTAGAAGATAACCGTTATCCTGCTCCTCAACTGCTGGCTACTGATTTAGCGGGGAAAGAAAGCCGAGTTTCATGGGAAAATTTCGGTGTAACCGTATTTTTGGTGGTGAATGATGGTGAGTAATGTACTGTTTGGCCGTGTGATACGTGTGAAAATTGGAAACAGGGCCTTTACGAATGATGAGTTAGAAATTCGTTTTTCTGTTCCTTTTGACGATGATCCAAAGCCGAATATAGCAAAAATTGAGATTTTCAACCTTTCTGCAGATACTATTAACCGCTTAAAACGTGGGAATACTTGCATTATTGAAGCGGGTTATCGTGGTGATGTAGGAGTCATTGCAAAAGGAAAGATTACAAGCGTTATTACCCAACGTGACCAAATCGATAAAATCACAACCATTCAAGTAATGGAAGGAGACGACTATTCCCGTATTAAAGTCGATGCGAAACATGCGACAGACAAAAAGAATAACAAAATCACATTTAAAAAGGGAACAAAGGCATCTGTTATCATTAGGCGTTTATGCAGCGTGTTAGGGATCAAGATAGTTTCTATAAAACTGCCGAAAGATGTTGTGTATAAAAACGGGTATTCCGTGACAGGACAAATTCTTAATAATTTAGAAGAAATTATTAAAGATTGCGGGGCTTCTATGTACTATCGAAGAGGACAAATGGTTATACGAAGTATCAAAGAAGGGAACGATGAGCGGTTTTTATTAAACAGTGACACAGGCCTTATCGAAAGTCCAGAACCGTTTGAGGAAGAAGGGGTAAAAGGTTATAAGGTTAAGTGTTTGCTGCAGCACCGGATTACCACCGCTAGTATTATTGAGATTGATAGCAAAACCGCTAAAGGGAAATATCGCGCTCGAAAAGGAGAGCATCGAGCGGATGGAAATGATTTTTTAACCGAATTCGAGGTGGTTTGATGGCGAAAGATACGAAATTTTTTGATGACTTTGCGAGACAAATCAAGTTGTCTATTCATACCATCGCTCCCGCTAAAGTGGTAAGATATCACGAATCAAAACAGAGGGCTGACATTCAGTTACTATTTATGACCGTTTATAAGGATGGAACAAAGGAACCATATGGATTACTAGAAGATGTGCCCGTACAGTTTCAACGGTTTAAATTAAATAAGGGACAATCCTTCCAGATTCAAATTAACGGCGTGACACAAACCGCTCAAGTAGAGCAAGACCTTGTGTATACGCCGTTTTTACGTGCAGGGGACATTGTAGTGGTTGGTTTTGCGGAACGGGCTCTCGATAACTTAACCGATAAACCATTTGATCCGGAATTCCATCGCACCCATAGTGTACAGGATGCTGTTGTTTTGGGGGTATTGAAATGAGAGCACCAAAAATAGTAGACGGGGATTTGGTCATTGAAAATGGCGATGTGGTGATGGTAGAAAGAGATGAGGAATTATCTCAGTCCCTCCGTTCCATCTTCCAAACCAATAAAGGGGAATGGTTTCTTGATCATGAACACGGACTTGATCGCTCCCCGTTTCTTGTCAAAAAATTTGAAGAAGAATTGGCCAACGACGCCTTAGCAGAAGCTACCTTGCAAGAGGACCGAATACAGCGAATTGAACAAATTTCCTTTCAACGGGAAGGACGATTTATGAAGGTGGATGCCACATTCATGAAAAAGGATGGTCAGCCGCTCCAAGTGGAAGGGGTGAATGTAATTGCTGGACCGTAACGGATTTAAAAGGAAACGATACAGTGACTTAATAGAGGATATGACAATAAAAGCGAAAGAACTGTTTGGTGAGGATATCAATGTAACGGAGCGTTCGTTTCTTGGTATCCTCATCCGTTTTTTTGCGTGGTCTTTGGCTATTCTGTGGGAAGTAGCGGAAAAGGTCTATAATAGCGGTTATATGCATAAAGCAGAGGGAATTCAATTAGACCGAAAAGCGTGGGAATTTGGTTTAACACGATTACAGGAACAACATGCAAGGGGAAGAATAGAAATTTTCGGTTCTCCCGGTTATATCATTCAAGAGGGAACGCTATTTGAAACAGAAAAAGGAATTCTCTTTGAGTTAACTGCAGATGTCACACTCAGTGCAAACGGAGCGGGTGTGGGTGAGATTGTATGTATTGAGCCTGGAACTAAGGGGAATGTGGCCGCTCATACAATTACAATCCTTAGCAATCCAGATGGAAATATAACGAGTGTAACCAATCCTGAACCAACTACGGGCGGAAGAGAACGAGAAACAGACGCCGAATTTTTAGAGCGCTATCAACATTCCCTATCCGGACTAGGTTCTGCCAATGTCGATTCTATTCGAGCGGAATTGTTAAAGTTGAATGGTGTTCGTGCTGCTATTGTGATAGAAAACAACAAATCCACTCCTGACGAAGCAGGAAGGCCGCCTAATAGTATTTGCGCTTATGTCCTTGGTGGGGATTCTGATGAGATTGGCTATGTAATTTTTAAGAAGAAAGCGGCGGGAATTGAAGCGTACGGTACTGAACAAGTCCAAGTATCCGATTTAGGGGGATATCCGCACACCGTTGGATTTAGCCGTGCTATCGAAATTCCAATATCAATACAACTCTCTATTTACAAAAATGAGAATTTTCCATCCGATGGCGTCGAGAAAATAAAAACGGAGTTAATCAAATATGTTGGCGGAGTGGCGGAAGATGGAACTTTCTATACGGGCTTAAATATGGGGGAACCAGTAGTATTCTCCAAATTAATTAGCCGGGTCTATCAGATTGAAGGGATTGACGACGTGGAGTTGCTTGTAGGTATGAAAGGGCAAACACTAGGGACAAACAACATCAACCTAGATATTATGGAAGTTGCTCAAATTTCTCACACCGATATTGAGGTGCAAGTTCTATGAGTTTTTTTACGGATATGTTAAATCGCTTAACAAGCGTATATTGTAAGAATCCACAAAGCAACATTGGAAAGGTCATAAAAATTCTTACGGATGAACTAGACGACTTAAAACAAACAATGATTCGAATCGAAGAGTGGCGGAATGTTGATCAAGCGGAGGGGACCGTACTTGATGATTTAGGTCAAAATATTGGCCAACTAAGAGGAGCGGCTACCGATGAGGTTTACCGTATTTTATTACGTTCGAAGGCAGCCAGAAACTTTTCAGATGGAACAATTGATACCATCATCCGAGTCATTTCCATCGCATTAAATGCGGATCCCAGGGAACTTCGCATTAAGGAACTATACAACGATCCAAACAATCCAGAGCCGGCCGCTATTGGTTTAATTGAAGTCCCTTTACGTCGGTTAAATGAAGTTGGAATGTCGCCAAAACAGTTCAGACGGATCGTACAAAAAACCGTAGCATCCGGTGTTAGAGTGGCAAATATTGAATTATCCGGAACATTTAGTTTTTCCTCTCAATCCTCCCAATCAGAATTAAGTGATACAGCAGGATTTGCAGATATAAATCAAACAACTGGTGGCTATCTAGGAGCCTTATTTGTGGATTCAACGGATACAGAATTACCAATTTAAGAGAGGTGAAAAAGGATGCCTTTTGATTCAAACCAATTACCTGAATGGAATGCACCAGGAGTTGAACCACCACAAAGTAAAAAGGACGAAGGATGGGGTGTCACTGAAAAACCCCCGGCAGATTGGTTCAACTGGTTTTTTTATAGGACCTATAATGCGTTAAAGTCCTTGTTTAATCTAGCGCAACACAAAGAGGAAAAAGGTCAACCAAACGGATATGCCAGTTTAGATGGGAATGGAAAAATTCCTGAGACACAAATAAAGGATGCTACCGTATCACAAAAAGGAATTGTTCAATTGAACAATACTGTGTCGAGTACAAGTACAACTCAAGTAGCAACCGCAAATGCGGTGAAAACAGCCTATGATCGAGCTGTAAATGCTGAAAATAATGCAAAAGCGGCATCGGCGCCTATTGATCATGTTGGTGCAGGCGGAAATGCTCACGCGGTAGCAACTACATCCCAAGCAGGGTTTATGAGTGCATCCGACAAAACCAAACTAGATGGTATTACGGCGGGTGCGGAAGTGAACCAAAACACATTCAGTAACGTAAAAGTGGGAACATCGACTATCGCTGCTGACAGTAAAACAGATACACTCGAATTAGTGGCGGGTTCAAATATCACTTTAACCGCTGACACTATCAATGATAGGGTTACTATCGCGGCGAATGTGCCTGTTACAAGTGTCAACAGTAAAACCGGCGCGGTCACATTATCCGCATCGGATGTAGGAGCGGAAACGCCGAGCGGCGCACAAGCAAAGGCTGACCAAGCGGAAATTAATGCCAAAAACGCAAGTTTACCAAGAACAGGTGGAAAACTAACAGGAGATTTAGAAATTAATGGATGGAAAACAAAGAATATTAACGGAAGCACAGGAACAAGTGTTCAATGGATTAAAGTGGCTCGAATACAGAATACCTCCGCTATTGACGGTAACGAATATGCGACTTTCACAGGCGTTCTAGTGGTTCAGCGAGATTATGGGAATACCGCTAACGAAACAATAGGGGAAGTTAATTTTTCATTTGGAGTTAGAGGAGAAATTAAACCTGTGTTATTTGTCACAGGGGATGCCGCAAAATTAAGCACTATTCAAGGCTTTAAATTCCGAGTATATAGGGATGCTAGTGGATGGCATTATCTCTATTTCATGCGACCTAAGCACTCTCGATTCGCATCATTCCTATATCGTTCCGATGGATGTACGGAATATTGGACACAGGAGGACCCAACAACGATTAGTGGTCTCACGTTGGTATGGGATAGCGACAACGGAAGTGTCCAGGATGTATATGTAGGGAAAAACAAAGTATGGCATGAAGGGAATGGTGGCGCAGGAAGTGGACTAGATGCCGACACCGTAGACGGTAAGCATTTTTCGGATATACAAGCTGATGCACAAGTAAAAGCCGACCAAGCGGAAGCAAATGCAAAAGCGGCATCGGCGCCTATTGATCATGTTGGTGCGGGCGGAAATGCTCACGCAGTAGCAACTCAATCTCAAGCAGGTTTCATGAGCGCATCCGACAAAACAAAATTAGATGGCATAGCGTCAGGTGCAGAAGTCAATCAAAATGCGTTTAGTAACGTCAAAGTAGGAACAACGACTATTGGCGCTAATAGCAAAACAGATACATTAGAACTTGCGGCGGGTTCAAATATTACTTTAACAGTTGATAGCGCGAATGACAGAGTAACTATAGCGGCGAATGTGCCTGTTACGAGCGTAAACAACAAAACCGGAGCGGTAGTGTTAAGTGCTAGTGATGTGGGTGCGGAAACACCGAGTGGAGCGCAAGCGAAAGCAAACCAAGCCGAGACAAACGCGAAAAACGCTGCTCATTTGAAAACGGCGAATAATATGTTGAGTGTTCCGAGTCAATCGCAGGTTATCGCTTCAAAAAGCGCAACGCAAACCGTATCGCATGGAATTTACACAAAAGTGACGCTAGACGTTGAACACGCAGATACACAAGGGGAATTTTCAAACAGTGCCTTTATCCCCAAAGAAAGCGGAACATATTTAATCATTACGCACACAGTTTTACAATCTGCGCCGACAGGTGATGTATATCACGATATTTGGGAAAATGGCGTCCAATTAACGCATAACGGGGTAGGATACAACCAAAAAATAGGGATTAACACTCGATTACTGCAGCTAGTAGCAGGAAGAACCTATGAGTTTTATATACAAGTCTGGAACTCTAATAATGCTGCAACCATTTCAGCAGCGCAACTGTTCATATATCGTCTAGGGTAGGTGATAGATAAAATGATTTATAGTATTAAAAAGAGGTATCCAGAGCTGACGGAAAGTGATTTTATGATCGCGGATCGTTCCGATGGAAAAGGTCCTGTTGTCGTGTATTGGAATAGTGACAAACCAAAACCGACAACCGAACAATTACTAATATGGATGGTAGAGGATGCTAATGATATTCCAGCCACCAAAACACACGAACAAATTATCCAGGAAGAAAATCAGGAATTAAAAAGACAAATAGCGCAATTAAACGCCGATTTTGCGGCATTTATGGAATATATCATTAGTGGGAGGGTGTAACCATGTCAACAACCCAAACTATTTATCCGTTTTTAAGAAACACATATGCCAGAGAGATTTACTTATACGGAAACCGCCGTTTTTCCGACATCCCAACTCATTATCATGAACCTGTTAAGGAATATGCTGCAGTAACTTTCACCCAAACACAAATTGACAATGCCTTAGCGCAAGGATGGATTACACAACAAGAATATGATGAAACGATGGCTTACAAACAAACCGTGTAAGTCATTTTTATTTTGGCTATTAGGGAAAGGAGAATGGGAACATGAGATTTTCATTAGAGATTTTTAACGTAAAAAAATTGCTTTCTCCCGCTGTAGGGTTTGCTTCGGCTGTTAGCGGTACAATCGGTTCCACGCTACAAGTGATTTACGGTTCCGCTAATCTAATCTGGATGGGGATTTATGTATCTATGATTGTGATGGATTGGATTTCTGGAACGGTGGCGGCTAAAAAAGACAAATCGTATGGTAGTCAGTATGGAATTGAGGGGATTTTTAGAACAGTATTCTTGTTACTATTTCCGGCTGTTGCGAATCAATTAGACAAAGCTTTGGGAACGCAAAGCTTTTTATTTTTTACCGTAATCGGTGGACTTATCTATCACACATGGCAAAGTATCATGGCCAACACTGCACGCGCTGGATGGGAAAAATGGATTCCCCAGCGACTATTAGAAAGTGTTGCCTCTGAAATTGAATTGAAAAATCAGCGTTCACGAGAAAGAAACCCATTTATAAATTCGGAAAAGGCTTTTAACGACGATGGAAAATAAGCTGCTTGGTTAAACCAAGCGGCTTTTACTTTGTAATGACGAAGGAGGTATATCATATGGGGTACTTATTTGAGAAACTTCCGCAACTTATAGATATGCGAGGAAAACTCCCAAAAAAAGGGCAGTATTCCATGCGAAACGGTGGAATCAAAGCGATTAGAACGAGGGTATGGCATCATTCTCTAACAAAATTGAACTTAAAGGGCTCTAACGTAGAAGCATTTGCAAATTATCATGTAGGGACACATGGGTGGCCGGAAATTGGGTATACCTTTGTGATTGATCCCAATAAAGTCGTAGACAATCGTGCTGCCATTTATTATTGCGTGGATATTGCTAAAAAATCCTATCATGTGGGAAATAGCAATAACTTCTCGTTAGGTATTTGTGTGATTGGGGATTATCGATACGACCAACTATCTGAACCCGCTATGCGTTCGGTATCAGAATTACATGCCGCTCTTGTAGCCGATGGAATTGGCCAAGAAGATAAATCCCATCATGAAATGCCGGGATATAGTTGGAAAGAATGTTGTGTTTATAACTACCGAAAAGCCATCCAATGGAAGGGGAACGTTACTCCATCTGCACCGACACCACTTCCGAACACCTATGTCATTCAGGAGGGGGATACATTCTGGAGTATTGCGAACAGAGATGGAGTTGGTGGGATAACGGTAGAGGATTTGATTGCCGCTAATCCTGGAGTAGATCCTAGAAACCTTAAGGTCGGTCAGAGCATCAATCTAGGAAAGGCAAAACATGTGTTTACCCGTAATCCGGAGGAACCGAAAAAGCCGCAGTCCTCCTATCGTTTCCCTTTACCGAGCGGGGTTTTACGAAAAGGAGACCGGGGGGATAAGGTTAAACAACTTCAGAGAGCGCTCGATACTGTTCACTTCCGCCCAGGAACAATTGATGGAATATATGGTTCAAAGACTGAGGATGCGGTCAAACGATTCCAATCGGTATATATACCGTATCAAGTAGATGGCATTTATGGACCGAAAACAGCGGAAAAGCTAAAAGCGGTGCTAAAATCAAAAGGTTATTAGGCCTTGAGCATCCCTGTCGATTGACAGGGATTTTTTATTTTTGGGGGATGTTTTTCTTGATACCTATTTACAATTGTAAATGGTTTTGGTATAATATAATCAGAAAGGAGGTGAACAAAGAGGGGGATGAAATGGCTCGACATAATTGAAAAACTATGTAGCATCGCAGGATTCGCAATATCGCTCATAGTTTTTCTAGAAGGAAAAAAGAAAAATAAAAAGCGACGCTTCCAAAAGAAACGTCGCAAATAACCCAGAAACGGAAGCCCAACCTTCGGGAAGGGCTTCTGTAAAAAAATCATATCATCTCCCTTAGTATATGTCAAAATTAGCATGGTTAGCCAACATTCTGTTAGCGTTTGTAGCGGTACGATTTTTCATGACCACCGATTTTACCAATATGGGTGTTTTAGATATCGTACTACTCGTCATGATAGTGGGATGGTTCTTAGCAGGAATTAGCTATATGGTTTCACACTTCCGTAGCAGATAAGGAGGCTATACAATGCAATATCATCTCCGCTCCCGTGAAGAGGTGGAGGACTTCATTAAAAATGAGGTCCTCACCACGTCTGAGGTTGTAGAAATGTTGGGAGTTACACGGCAGAGGGTAAGTCAACTGATCTCAAGTGGGAAATTGACTCCCGTGAAGAAACTTCGTGGTGACAGTCTGTTTTTACGTAGCGATATTTTGGAGAAGAAAAAAGAACTCGAGGTCCTGAGAAAGAAGTATCGACCGTATGACGAAGAATAGATATTAAAATTCCTGGCAAATGCCAGGGAATTTTTATTGTTAGAAGGAGTTTGAAAATAAATATTGAATAAAATAATTATCTTATAAAAGGAGAACGCTCTAGTTATGAAACATACCAAAGTCATGCGGTACCAAATTGTTAAACCACTTGATACAGAATGGTCGACATTCGGAACGGTTCTTCGAGAAATACAGAAGGAAACCCGCGTTGCACTTAATAAAACGATTCAGTTATGTTGGGAATATCAAGGATTTAGTGCGGACTATAAGTTTATACATGGGAAGTATCCTAGAAAAATGGATGTTCTAAGATACACAAGTATGCACGGCTATGCCTATAAGCGTTTGAAACCTGAGTTTACCAAAATTGCGTCTGGCAATCTTGCACAAACTATAAAGAGAGCGGTAGACAAATGGAACAGCGATGTAAAAGAAATCTCGCGTGGGGAACGTTCTATACCAAGTTTCAAAAAAGATTGCCCAATCGATGTTGTGAAAAAGTCTATGAAACTAAAGAAATCCGGTGATGGTTATATCCTTAGCCTAAGCTTAATAAACAGAGAGTATACTAGTGAATTAGGGCGGAAAAATGGTGTATTTGATGTTTTTATAAGGGCTAATGATAAATCCCAACAAACAATTCTAGACCGAATATTAGAAGGAGAATACATCTTTACGGCGTCCCAAATTCTGAATCATAAAAACAAATGGTTTATTAATCTCACTTATCAATTTGAATCACAAGAAGTTACCTTGGATCCTAACAATGTGATGGGAGTAGATTTAGGGATTGTCTATCCGGTTTATATCGCATTCAATAATAGCCTACATCGATACCACATTAAAGGTGGAGAAATCGAGCGATTCAGACAACAGGTGGAAAAACGAAAAAAGGAATTATTGGAGCAAGGGAAATACTGTGGTGATGGACGAAAAGGACATGGGTATGCAACGAGGACCAAATCTGTTGCATCCATTCGTGATAAAATTGCAAGGTTCCGTAATACCTGCAATCACAAGTATTCACGGTTCATCATCGACATGGCTATCAAACATAAATGTGGTACAATTCAAATGGAGGATTTAACAGGGATCAGTCAAGAAAGTACTTTTTTAAAGAACTGGCCATACTATGATCTTCAACAAAAAATTGAATATAAGGCAAAAGAAGCGGGGATACAAATCATTAAGGTAGATCCAAGCTATACTTCGCAGCGTTGTAGCAAGTGTGGTAATATTAATAGGAAAAATAGACAAGAGCAATCCGTCTTTCTATGCGGGAAATGTGGTTTTGAAACCAATGCGGATTACAATGCATCGAGAAACATTGCAATACCTCGAATCGATCAAATCATTAAGGAAACATTAGCAAAATAAAAAATAGCTCTGGGGCGATTCAGCGTCCTTAAGTCGAGAAGTGCCGTGTACAGCGTCTTGGTCTAGCGGTAACACTCGATAAGGTAGTCCTGTCTAACAGGCTGAAACCCTAGCCACAAAATCCGGCTAGGCATCATACATAGAAAGTCGTCGATCTACAATCGTGCAAAAACCTAGGGGGATCGACGACAGGGATAATGTCAACGATAACAAGGTTTATGAGGATTTGTAGAAGGGAATTTTATATCTCCGGTACTTGATAAGGTGTTGCTACATCAACACTTTTTGGGGTTTCTGAGGAAACTATGTGTGATGTGAAGCGGGCGATTTTGACGAGTTTGATTATGTTTAAGTCGTTTCTGAGGAAACTATGTGTGATGTGAAGCAATCAGAGAAAAGGATGCTATTTGGTTTGATATTGTGTGTTTCTGAGGAAACTATGTGTGATGTGAAGATACGGTTTTCAGTGAGTTTATATCCAAGAAAAATAGGTTTCTAAGGAAACTATGTGTGATGTGAAGACTTCCCTATTGTGGTCATGGATACTAGATGCAAAAATAATAATGAGAATTTTTTTGAAATAAAAACCCCTTCTCACTTGAGAAAGGGGTTCTATGTATTATACAGCCGAATCATTTTTTTGTGCACTTCTCAACACTCTGATTTCCTCAATAATTTTCCGCTCAATTTCCTCATGGGTTTTACGAATCATGCTATTTAGTAAAAATAAGTCAATTAATGTCCAAATTCCCAAACAACCGAGCGTTAATGTCATAGCAATCGCTGTACCGATTTTTCCTAAATAATAGCGATGTCCGCCAATTCCACCTGTAAAAAACCACAATAGCCAGGTAACTCCCGTAGATTTTTTTCTTTTCTCCATTTCGGTTGACAAAATTTGCAATTCTTGCGTATTCAAATCGTGCTTAGATAAAATACTACTCATGATGAACACTCCTTGTATTTGGTAATCATGGATATATATTACTATATTATCCTGTTAATTTCTACAAGTATTTTAGGGTATAAGTTTAGTCCGTTTTGTCTATCCTAACGATGAAAAGGAGTGGAGAAGATGTTATTTGCATTAGAACTTGCTTTTGGAATCATTGTATTAATCGCTGCTATTCATTTCTGGATCACAAAAAGACAACATGAATATAAAACCATGCTGATTACCGATCAGATGGAACACAGCCTGGAAATAAAAATGACTTTGGCGATGGGTTTATATATGCGATTTTGTAAGGAAAAAGACGACAAACCGCCTAGATACTCCAAAATCTACATCAAGCAGAATCCGTTGCAATTTGAAACCTTTTGCGCAAAGGTCATGGAAGAAAAATACGGGGGAACTACGTGGGTTTCTCCTGCTTCCGGTGATTTTGGGGTGGACTTTGAACACCGCAGGGACGATGGGTTGTATTTAGGTCAGGTGAAATGCTACGAAGGTGATTTACCTTATGATCCAATAGCAAAATTACATTCGAACATGGTGAAAAGTGGCGCAGTCGGTGGATATGTCATTACGACAGGAAGCTTTAGTGACAACGCTCGAAAATTTGCTGAAGGTTTAAATATCGAACTCATTGACGGCGTGAAACTTGTGGAATATTGGATTGACGGACTAAAGGAAACGGAAAATGCGATTGCTGAGTGGAAAGAAGCCCCTACGATTTAGGGGCTCTTTTTTTGTACAGATCATCCGCTAAACACCCGAACAATTCAGCCAGCATAAATAATCGTGGTACGGAAGGAAAACTTTCCCCTTTGATGTATTTGTCAAGTTGTCGAATTCCGATTCCTAACTTGTTAGCCACGTAATCTTTTCGGTAACCACTTCTTTCTAACCATTCCCCGATTTTGCTTTCTAATTCCATACTCATCACCTATGTAATTCATTCCATTTCTTCTCGGTTTCTCCTTCCTAGAAATTAAAATTCCGAAATAGAGAAATTAAAGGTCATAAATTCCAAGCTGTTGACCATATCCTATACCAAGACCAAGCGAAAGGAGTGTCCGTGAGTGCATCTGGAACACCTATTGGCACGTTTGCCGCACATGACCGACGAAGTGTTAGAGGCCTTTATTCGTGATGCCCAACATCGAGCAAGAACCGCGATTGAAAGTGAATATCGAGAAATGCAACTTATTTTGATTATGAGTGGATTAGGGGAATTGGCAAAAAGAAAGGGGATGAGAGGTCATGGGTAATCCATTTCAAGATTACTGCCCAAAATGTGGAGCGGAGAAGTGGTCATCATACGAGGGTTATTGTGATAGTTGTGGGTATGAAAAATACACAGAAGTAACCTATTTCAAATCTTCCTGGGGCGTTTGTTCCAAATATGAGGATGAAGAATAATGGAATTGGTTTGGACACCGTTGGCGATAAATTCGATTTTGGTGTTTCTACTTCATCATCTAGAGAAATGGATGGACATTCCGATTGAATGGAACATTTTGAAACTTGGATTGATGATGCAGGTAGGAATTGCTTTATACAAGCTAGGCGGTATACTTGTTACGTTTTTATAGGAATATTCCAAGGTATTGACCAGCTAGGAAGTATCAAAGGTATGCGTAGGCGCTTGAGAAATCAAGTGTCTTTTTCTTCTTTTCATTTGGGACTTAACTATAAAGTTAAGAGGTGGGAGTATGATTGAATTGATTGCCATCCCGATTGCTACAGGGATTGGAGCAATATGGATGGGAAAACGATATTTTTCCGATGAACACCGCTTAGAAAAAGTCTTTGAAGCTTGTAAATTGTATGTAACCAAAGGAAGCGGTGACAAGTTAAAACAAGACAAAATGAAGCTAATCCGTAAAGAGGAACACGAGTGGGGAACGGAATACACATACCGCTTACCGGTGGGATTAAGTTTTGAACAGGTGCAAGCGTGTTATCCAGCGATTAAAGACGGTTTGAATTATAAAGAGGGGTTGGATCGTCACGTAGAAATCTTTTACGAGGGTGCTTTGAAAATTCAAGTCTACCGTGAGCCGATACCGAAAATGGTGCAATATGACCGCGGTTTAATTCAGTTGTGCCAATCATGGGAAATTCCACTTGGTATGAGTTACAAGGAACTTGTATTTCACGATTTTGAAAAGTCTCCACATATGTTGGTGGCCGGAACCACTCGCTACGGAAAAACGGTATTCCTTAAGAACATCATTACCACTCTCACGGTACAGCAGCCAGAAAACGTGATTTTTAGTTTGATTGATTTAAAGGGAATGTTGGCATTTTCTCGGTTTGAACATCTGAGACAAGTAAAATATACCGCTTCGAACGGATATGAAGCATTGGATGTTTTACAAAAAGTCGTTCATGAAATGAATCGCCGAATGGAAAGGTTTCGAGGAAAATACGAAGATGTGACGGAAGCAAATCTAAGAGAGCGGCATTTCATCATTGTTGATGAAGGGGCGCAACTTTCAAGTAGAGGAACAAGAGACTTGAAGTTAAAAAAAGTGCTGCAGGAATGTGAGCGGCTGATGGAGGAAATTGCACGAATCGGTGGGGGACTTGGATTCCGGCTCATTTATGCAACACAGTACCCCCTCCGCGAAAACCTTCCGGCTAACATCAAACAAAACTGCGATGCTAAAGTGGTGTTTCGTTTACAGAATGAAGTCGCATCACGTACAGTGATGGATTATTCAGGAGCGGAACAGTTACCGAGAAAAGACGACTCTTACAAAGGCGGTCGCGCCATATATATGACCGATGCGCCTATTATCGTGCAAACGCCATTTGCAGAAAATCATGTCATTGAGGAGTTGATTAAACCGTATCGAGTCCAGAAAACAGAGGAAAAGGAGGAACAACACCATGCCAATGATGTTGAAGAACCAGGAGAGGGTGGAGGCCATCTTATACAGTTTGGATCGTTTGGGGTTTTTAACACGAAGTCAAATTCAAAAGTTACACGACTTAAAAAGCGCACGTAACGCCAATCGTATCCTTTATAATATGTCTCCTTACCTTAACTCTTTCCGCTTACAAGAAAACGTCTATTACCTTAATAAAAAAGGAAGGGAAATGATTAACAGCCATAAAGTAATGAATCGTAACATGCAGGTGCATCACATTTTGATGAGAAACGAAGCTTATATTCACTTTGGATGCCCAAAGAAATGGGGAGTCGAGCAAGCGATACAAGATGAAAAAGGAAATGTGTATTTAAGATCCGATGTGATTTTTGCCTTACAGGAAAAAGATAGAGAGGTCTATTATTTTTTAGAGATTGATTACATGCAGAAAATGGTGAACAACAAAAAGAAGGTGGAGCGGTATGCACAAGTCAAAGCGATGAACCTTCTCCAACCTTCTTTGGGGTATTTTCCTCAACTCTTTTGGGTGACGACATCTGAACATCGGAAAAAGAAATTAATACAGATGTGTCGTGAACAACAGTTGCAACATATTGTCTATACCATCGATGAGATTCGTTAAAAACTAATAAGTTTCAGCATATCATATATTAGTAAAGGTTGTGTGACTAGAAGCATCTACCTCCACATGAGGATGAAG